CTACCAGTGGAAATGCACCGTGACGCGCTCGGATTCGGGCTGTCGCCACCGGTCAGTCGCCCGCACTTCCACGCGGTCAACCACCGTGCGTAGTGCTCGTCCGCGCTCCGCATTCGTCATCTCCGGCCACAGCCCGAGAATCGTGTCCACCATCGCCGCTGCCTCCTCAGCGCCCGGCACGTCCCCGACGGGGGCCATCCGCGACAGCTCAACGGTGGCAGAGGCCTCCGTGCGACGTAGCTCGCCGAGCGCCTCCTGGTACACGTCGTCAGGGAGCTGGTCCAGCGCGTTGCGGGTGGCGAGCTTGACCATGGCCGCACGGGTGGCTGCGATGTCTTTCTCCAGCCGTGCCCGGTCGGCGCGGCCGGCGGCAACCCGGGCGATCCGGGCCACCCGGACGCCTGCGTCGGTACGCAGCTGCGCCGCGTACGCCGCAACCTGCCGCAGGGCCTCGTCCTCGACCCGGTCGATGAAGGGACGTCCGACGCCCGAACAGTCGCCGCCCTTGGTGTCGCCCCGGCCGTGGCCGCAGACGAGCCGCTCGCCCTGCTTCTGGAGCTTGTGACCACGCGGGCACTCCACCAGTCCGACGAGCGCCCAGGAGTGGGCTAGCGCCCGCGGCGGGGTACCAGCCTCAACCTCCAGCCGTGCCTGGACCTTCTGCCAGGTGTCCTCGTCGACCAGGGGCTCGTGCTCGCCGGGCAGGATCTCGTCAACGGTGACGACCTGGCCGAGGTAAGAGGGGTTGCGGAGCATCTTCTTCACATTGCCGTTAACCATCGCGGTGCCCCGCAGCCCAGCGAGATAGGCGGTGATCTGGCCGATATGTTCCCCGGCTGCGTACCGGCGGAAGGCCTCGGTGATGGCCGGTCCTACCACGGGGTCCGGGATCAGTCGCTTGTCGCGCTTGATGTAGCCAAGCGGCCGGCCGTGGTGCTTGCCGGCCTCAGCCCGCCGCGCGATGGCCCCCGCCCAGCTGCGGCCGATCTCCCGAGCGCGGTACTGCGCCACGTTGAGCAAATTGATCAGCATCATCTCGCCGGCCGGGCTGGAGGTGTCGATCTGCTCGCAGGCGGAGATGATGCGGACGCCGGCCTGGGACAGCTCGCGCAGGACGAGTAGCGACTCGAGGACGTCGCGGCCGAAGCGCGACACGTCGTACACGGCCAGGGCGTCGAGCTGGCCGGAGCGGGCCATCGCGCGGACCCGGTCGATGCCCTCACGGGAGAAGTGGGTGCCGCTGACGTCGATGTCCTCGATGACGGCGACCTCGGTCATGCCGGTGGTGGCGCGTCGCATGGCCGAGGTCTGTACGTCCGGTGAGTGAAAGTCGTCGCCGCCGCGGCCCATCAGGGAGCTGACCCGGACGTAGAGGACCGCGCGGGTGGGGCGGTCAGGGACGGTGGCGAGACGGCGACGCGGTGGCATCAGCTGGCGGCGCGGCCTTCCCCGCGCTCCGCCTGGTCGGCCAGATCGGCGAGGTATTTCAGGGTGGCGCGGATGGTCGCTCGCTCGGCCTCGCTCGCGTCTGGTGAGGCCAGCCGGCGCAGGATGATCCGCACGTCCGCATCGAGGGCGTCACCATGCTTGGCGCCACCAGCGGCGGCGAGAGCATGCGCCTCGTCGTCGCCGAGGGCCTTGGCGATGGCCTTGACGCTGGCGACGGTCACCCCGTCGCCCTTGATCCACCCGAAGATCGTGGACTTGTTGATGCCGGCCTCTCTGGCGAGCCGCGCGACGCTCCACCCGGGTCGGCGGGTCATCCGTCTGAGGTAGCCAGCCCAGTCTTCAGCTGGCGGGGAAGCGTCGCCCATAGGCGCACGGTATGCGCTCAGCCAGCGGCATCGGTAACTTGGTGGTCGTTGCTCTTTGGCGACGGTCGCGATCACCTTCCGCCGTCGTCGGATCCAATCCGCTTCCTGTGCGTTCACGCGCTGCGGCATGGCTTTCCGCCCTCCTCCGAGTGTTGCCTGACGGCAACGATAGGACATCGGGGAGGTTGAGGGGTACCCATCCGTTCGGCTGATCTCGGCGGGTTTTCGCGTCGGATGTTGCGTTGCCTAAAGCCAACGGTCTACGGTCGTGACCATGCAAGCGACGGGAAAGAAGGATGCAGCGTTGCCTGTGGGCAACGGCATACGACTGCGGGTCGAGGTGTACGACGCCCTGGCCGAGAAGCGGGGGCTGACCTCGGTTACGGGGCAGGCCGAGAGGCACGGCATCGGCCGCACGCACATGTCCCTGATCCGGGCGGGACGTAAGGGCGTGAGCCTGCCGCTGGCGATGCGGATGGCGAGCGACCTCGGGACGACCGTCGAGGCGCTGTTCGGACGGGTGGCGGCATGACGCACCCGCCGTCGGGGCCCTCGCAGCCCCCGCGCCCGTCCGGGCCGAAGCTCCCGCAGACCTACACCCACCCGCTGGTGACGCCGCTGGACCCGGACAGCCCCGAGGGGCTGGCCGCCGCCGAGGCGCTCAGCGAGGTCCTCGCCGACATCTGGGTCGCCATCCTGCGGCGCCGCGCCGCGAAGCAGCTGGCGGCGTGACCCCGATCCCTCGCCCCACCCCGACCGAAAGGACTCGCGTCCGCATGAACACCTCGCCGCACGTACCCGCCCCGGTCCAGCCGGGCCGACCGGGCCAGTCGGGGCCGAACGCCCCGAAGCCGACGCCGCGCAGCTGCACCGCATGAACCCGCTCCGCCTCAGGGCCTTCATCGCCCAGGTCGACACGACGGCCGGCCCGGACGGCTGCTGGCCGTGGCGCGGCCACACCGACGACGACGGCTACGGCCGGTTCGGCAAGGCGTCCGAGGGCGCGCACCGGGCCGCCTACGAGCTGATGGTCCGGCCGATCCCCGAGGGCCTGCACGTCGACCACCTCTGCCACAACCGCGACGAGACCTGCGCCGGCGGCACCACCTGCCGGCACCGGCTGTGCGTCAACCCGACGCACCTGGAGGCGGTGACGCAGCGGGAGAACGTGCTGCGCAGCCCGCACACGATGCCGCACCACAACGCGACGAAGACGCACTGCCCGCAGGGCCACGAGTACACGGCGGAGAACACGTACAGCCGGCGGACCGCGAAGGGCTACGCCCGGCGCGAGTGCAAGGCCTGCCGTCGCGCCCGGGTCGCTGCCGCCGCCTGACACAAGCGAGTCCCCACCGCAGCCACGGCAGGGACTCAACACCCGGACCACACGCACACACGAGGAGTCCAGATGCAAGACCAGACCCTACCCGACCTGACCGCCGCGACCGCCGCGCTGCGCGCCCTGTACGCCGCCGGCTGGCGGCCCGACACCGTGACGCCCCTGGACGGCGGTGCCGCCGAGTACGTCCTGATCCACCCGTCCGGCCGGCAGATCACGGCGGTCACCGACCGGCACGCCCAGTGCATCGACCTGGACGTGCGGGGCCTGGACCTCGCCCAGGCGGTGGGCGCGGTCACCGGCGCCGGGCTCGCCCCGGCCGTCGAGCAGCCCCGCACGATCAAGGCCCGCTACCTGGCGGCCGGCATGACGGTCGTCTACGACGACGGCACCCGCGACCGGGTCACCGGCACGATCCGCGGCAGCGACGACGTCACCGTGGCGTTCGCGGACGGCGTGACGGCGTCGTACGGCGTCGAGGAGGGCGTTACCGTCGTCGGCTCGGCCGAGCCGGACGCCACCACCCCGGCCGAGCTGGACCCGCGCCGCGCCGCCTACGAGCTGGTGCTCGCCGGCGTCGCCGCCGGCCTGCCCATCCCCGACGAGACGTGGATTCCGTCGAACAACACCGTCTTCACCATCCACCTCGCCAACGACGACCCGGCCAGCGTGGACCGCTGGGCCGCCTTCCTCGGACTGGGGGAGCCGACCTACGGCAGCGCCATGCGGGGGCCCCGGCGGCTGTTCCGGGCCTACGAGACGAAGGGGCGGAACTGCCCGGGAATGCCGGGTTGGTTGGTGGACGTGCAGAGCTTCTGCGACGTCCCCGACGCGGACGCCGCCGAGCTGGAGGCGCACCAGGCCGGCGGCACCCGGTGACCGGCCCGCTGCGGATGACCGCCGACGACGACCTGCCGCCACTGCCGCCGCTGCCCCCGATGGACCCGGGCCCGTGGCCGCCCGGCCCCGCCACCGCTCCCGAGCCCGACTACACCCTGGCCGCGCTCGGCCTCGACGGTGACCCGGTCGCCCGGGTGCTGTGGCTGCGCGCCGAGCTGGAGCGGGCCGTCGACGCGCTCACCCCGCAGGACCGGGCCGAGCTGGTCCAGTACGGCTGGCCGCCGGCCGCCGGACACCTGCGGGCGGTGGCCTGAAATGGCCGCCCTCGCCCTGCTCCTCGGCCTGCTGGTCGGCGCCGCCGCCGGCTACGGGTACGAGCGGCACCACGTGCGCGGCCTCGTCGACCAGATGCTCGCCGCCGACACCGCCACCACCGGCCAGCACCGTCTCGCCGTCCTCGCCGCGTACGCCGCCCGGCTGCACATCCGCCCGCGGGGCGTCCGGTGACCCGCCGCCGCGCCTGGGGCCTCGCCGCCCTCACCGCCCTCGCCCTCCGGGTCGCCCTCTTCCTCCTGATCGGAGCCATCGCATGACCACCGCCATCGAGTGGACCGAGGAGACCTGGAACCCGACCACCGGGTGCGACCGGATCTCCGCCGGCTGCGACAACTGCTACGCCCTCACCCTGGCCAAGCGGCTCAAGGGCATGGGCTCGGCGAAGTACCAGACCGACGGCGACCCGCGCACCTCCGGCCCCGGCTTCGGGGTCGCCGTGCACGCCGACGCGCTGCGGCTGCCGCTGACCTGGCGCAGGCCCCGCACCGTGTTCGTCAACTCCATGTCCGACCTGTTCCACGCCCGGGTGCCCCGCGAGTTCGTCGCCAAGGTGTTCGGGGTCATGGCCGCGACGCCCCAGCACACGTATCAGGTGCTGACCAAGCGGCCGGAGCGCATGGCCCGGATCCTCAACGACCTGGCCTGGCGGTCGTCGGTGTACCTCCGCGAGAGCACCCTCGACCTGCGGGGCCCGGCCCGCGACATCCCGCCGTGGCCGCTGCCGAACGTGTGGCTGGGCACCTCCGTCGAGGACCAGGCGACCGCCGACCGGCGCATCCCGGCACTCCTGGAAACGCCCGCCGCCGTGCGGTTCCTGTCGTGCGAGCCGCTGCTCGGCCCCGTGGACCTGGGCGCGTACCTCGACCAGCGCCGCCCCGTCACCGACCGGCACCTCGACGCTCCGGACGGCGCGGTCGTCAACGGCATGGAGCGGGTCGGCGACACCTGGGAGCGGCTCGCGCGCATCGACTGGCTGATCGCCGGCGGCGAGTCCGGCCACCGCGCCCGGCCCATGCAGCCCGACTGGGCCCGAGCCCTCCGCGACCAGTGCACCGGCGCCGGCGTCCCGTTCTTCTTTAAGCAGTGGGGCGAGTTCGCGCCGATGGACCCGAAGGTCGCCACCGGCAAGGAGATCCGCGCGTACCCCGGCGCCCTGCTCCGGAAGGCCGGCAAGAAGCTCGCCGGCCGCGAGCTGGACGGCCGCACCTGGGACGAGATGCCGGCCGTCCACGCCGAGGCGGCGGCCCGGTGAGCACCGCCGTCGACACCACCCAGCAGCTCGCGACCGTGCCGGCCCCCACCGCGGGGCCGGCCCCGGCCGGGGCCGGACACCGACCCTGCCCCGCCGGCACCCGCGACGCCGCCGGCCGCCGGCAGATCGCCGACCCGGTGCCCGCCAGCTACCTGCTCAGCCCCGCCGCGCAGCAGCTCACCACCCGCACCACCGACCCGGTCCACGCCGGACCCGCCGACGCCACCGGCCTGCTGAGGGTGCGCGACATCCCCCACACCGGGGCGTGGACCACCCCGCCGGCCGCCGGACCGGCCGCGGACTGGTTCGCCACCGACACCAGGACGGAGCAGCCGTGACCACCGCAACCCTCACCCGGGCCGCCCGGCCCACCGACGCCAACTGGCGGCTGCACGGCCACTGCACCACCAGCACCACCAACATGCACCCCGACGGCGGCGACCACACCGGCGAACAGGCCGCCAAGAAGGTGTGCACCGGATGCCCCGTCGCCGCCCAGTGCCTCACCGAGTTCATCGGCCTGCGCGACTGGCACGGCATCCGCGCCGCCCTCACCGGGTCGGAGCGACGCAACCTCGGCGTCCACGGGCAGACCAAGCGGTGCGCCCGCTGCCGCGACCTGTTCGTGCCCCGCCTGGCCACGCAGATCCGGTGCCGGCCCTGCGCCCGCACCAGCGACACCCGATCCCGCCGCAGGCACACCCGATGACCGCCACCACCGCCCGCCGCGCCGGACGGCGCTGCGCCGCCGGCTGCGGCTGGGCCCTCCACCCCGCCGCCGCAGCCGGCCACGACGGCACCCCCGGCGTGTTCGACCGACACCCCGGGTGCGAGGCCGACCGGCCGCAGCTCCGAGTCGTCAAAGGAGGAAAGGCGTGAACACCTGCGTCACCTGCGGCCTGCCCGAGGACCGCTGGGACACCACCGACCCGCTGCACATCGAGGGTGCCAGCCAATGCCCCGACTGCAACCGGGTCGACCTCGACGCCGAGAAGCTGCTGGAGCACCGCGAGGTGGCGGCATGAGCGTCGACCAGGCCACCCTCGACGCGGTCATCGCCAGCCTCACCGGCCGGCCGACCACACCCGCGCCGGCCCCCCGGCCGCACTGCCTCGCCAACTGCGGCGAGCAGCTCGCCCCCGAACTGGTGCTCGACAAGGCCACCGGTGCCGGCTGGCACTTCGGCTGCCAGCCCGAACCGGCCGGGCCGCCGCCGTCCACCGTCGCCGAGCTCCGCCAGGTGCTCATCGACTACGACGCCAGCCGCCCCCGGTCCATGCAGCGACGCCTCGGCCCGTCCGAGCTGGGCACCCCCTGCCAGCAGCAGATGGCCCGCAAGCTCGCCGGGGCACCCCGCAGGCCGATCACCGACCCGACCTGGGCGCCGTTCCAGGGCACCGCCGTGCACGCCGAGATGGAGAACGTCGTCGCGTTCTGGAACGCGCAGCTCGGCCGGGAACGGTGGCTCGCCGAAGACGACCTGGAAGTCGACCCTGGCCTGGAAGACGTTGAGGGGATCCGCGGCCACGGCGACGCGTTCGACCTCGACCACGGCATGGTCGTCGACTGGAAGTTCGTCGGCACCACCGCCCTGACCAAGCTGCGCACCGCGAGGCGACTCGGCAAGCCCGCCGCCCAGCAGGTCAGCCCCGAATACCGGATCCAGGCCCACCTGTACGGCCTCGGCCACCAGCGCAAAGGCCGCGACGTGCGGCACGTCCGGCTCGTCCTGCTCGCCCGCTCGTGGAAGTACGACGACTCCGACGAGTGGACGGAGCCGTACGACCCGGACATCGCCTACCTGGCCATCGACCGGTACTACGCCACCGTCCAAATGCTCCTCGACCTCGACGTCGCGGCCAGCCCGGCGTTCATCGCCGGTGTGCCGGCCACCCCGCACCGCGACACCTGCACCTGGTGCCCGTTCAACCGGCCCGGCCAGCCCACCGGCTGGGAAGGGTGCGCCGGTGACACCGCCGCGAACGACCGGCGGATGGACCGCTTCGCCGACGGGCTCATCGCCCCCTAAAGCCCCGGCGCCCCGCCCGGGGCGACCGGCCAACCAACTGCTCACCGGAGCAAAGGAGCACCCCAGCAATGAACGCCAACGACCTGCTCATGGGTGGCGGCACCAAGTCCGCCGCCTTCCCCTCCATCGGCACCGTCGTCACCGGCCCGATCGTCCGCGAGCCGAAGGTCCAGCAGCAGACCGACCCGAAGGACGGCTCGTTCAAGACGTTCTCCAACGGCGACCCCATGATGCAGCTCGTCGTCCAGATCCAGACCGACGAGCGCGACCCGTCCGACGCCGAGGACGACGGTGTCCGCGCCCTCTACGTCAAGGCCAAGATGCTCGCCGCCGTCCGGGACGCGGTGAAGACCGCCGGCGCGAAGGGCCTGGAAGTGGGCGGCGAGCTGACCGTCACCTACGTCGCCGACGGGGAGAAGACCAACAAGGCCTTCAACGCCCCGAAGCTCTACACCGCGACCTACCGGCCGCCGGCCGGCCAGGCGGCGAACAACCTGCTCATGGGCAGCGCCCCGGCGGCCCCGGCCCCCGCCGCCCCCGCGCCGGCCAGTGACGCCCCCACCGGCGTCGACCCGGCGATCTGGGCGCAGATGAGCGCCGAACAGCGCGACAAGCTCCACGCCGCCCTCGGCAGCCCCCGGTAACCGGTGCCCCCGAGTCGCCGGCCGGCCACCACCTCAAGGCCGGCCGGCGGCCCCGGAGCCCCGGCAACACCCTCCCCGAACCGATCAGCTCAGGAGTCAGATAGATGACGCAGGCACGGGACGCAGCGCTGGCGTGGCACGACGCCGGGTTCTGCGTACTGCCCGCCAAGACCGACGGCAGCAAAGCCCCCGCCGTCGGATCCTGGACCCAGTACCAGACCACCCGGCCCGACCGCGACCAGGTGACCGCCTGGTTCGCCGGCAACCATCCGGGCCTCGGCATCATCTGCGGCGCCGTCTCCGGCGGCCTGGAGATGTTGGAGCTGGAGGGACGGGCCGTCGCCGAGGGCGCCCTCGACGAGGTGACTCGGCTGCTCACCGACGCCGACCTCACCGACCTGTGGATGCGCATCACCGCCGGCGGGTACGCCGAACGCACCCCGAGCGGCGGCCTGCACTTCCTCTACCGCGTCGACGGCCCGGTGCCGGGGAACACGAAGCTCGCCAACCGGCCCGCCCGCGACGACGAACTCACCGACGACGAGCGGGCGCTGCTGGCCCGCCACCCCCACCGGGTCATCACCCGGGGACTCGCCGAGACCCGCGGGGAAGGCGGGTACGTCGTCGTCGCCCCGTCGAACGGCACCACCCACCCGACCGGCAAGCCGTGGGAGCTGACCTACGGCACGTACGGGCAGGTACCCACCATCACCAGCAACGAGCGGGAGCATCTGCACCGCGCGTTCCGCTCCCTCGACACGATGCCCGCCCCCAGCCCGACGCCGGCCCGGCCCGCCCTGCAGGTTGTCCGGCCCGCCGGAACCGTCACCCCCGGCGACGACTTCGAAGCCCGCACCGGTTGGGACGACGAGCTGCTCCTCGGCGGGGCCGGGTGGAGCGTCTGCAGCGGCACCCCCGGCTCCTACTGCGAGTGGCGCCGCTCGGGCAAGACCGACCCCGGCCCGTCGGCCACCACCGGCAAGGACCCGGGGCGCGACCGGCTCTACGTCTTCTCCAGCTCCACCGAGTTCGACACCGAGGTGCCCTACACCAAGTTCGGCGCGTACGCCCTGCTCCACCACGGCGGCGATCACAGGGCCGCCGCCCGCGAACTGGCCCGCCTCGGCTACGGCACCCCCCTGGAGCGCGCCAACCCCGCCGCCGAGCAGCGCGCCGCCATCGCCGACCTACTCCCGCCCGCGTCGGCCGCCCGGGTGCTCGCCGCAGTCGACGGCACCGCAGCCCGGGTCCTCAAGGCCAACGACGCACCCACCGACCTATACGCCGAGATGAAGTTGCTCGCTGACGCGGGCGAAGAAGAGCGCCAGGCGAAGGCACGCGATCTGATCCGCCGGGTGGCGAGACTCGACGCCGCCGACCAGCAGACCTGGCGCGACGCGATCCGGCAGGTCGTGCCCGCCATCACCAAGGGCGACTTCGACGCGATTATTCGAAACGAGCGGCGAGCCGAAAAGGAGCGGGCCAAGGAGGTCGCCGAGCAGCTGCGCCAGCAGCGGTACCTGGAGAAGAAGCAGAACGCCGCCACCCACGACCGGCTGATCCCCGCGCCGGCCGACCCGATGGCCGTCGCCCGCGCTCTCGTCGAGCGCCTCCCGGCCACCAACGACATCCCGCACCTCACCTGGTGGCGGGGCGACTTCTACGAGTGGAACGGCACCCGATGGGCCGTGCAGCGCGACGCCTCCATCAACCGCTGGCTGTACCTACAGACCGAGAACGCCATCTTCGACACCGGAGAAGAGTTCGGCCGTTGGGCTCCCAACATCGCGAAAATCGGCAACCTACGCGAAGCCATCGGCTCCGCAGTCCTCGCCCGACCTTGGGACGAGGACGACGAGAAGTGCATCGCCATTACAAACGGGGTGCTCGACGTCGCCAACCGGACGCTCCACCCCCACACCCCGCAGCGGTTCAACCTGGCATCGCTCCCGTTCGCCTACGACCCGGAGGCCAGATGCCCGAAGTGGCGGGCATTCCTCGCCGAGGTCCTGCCCGCAGACGAAGAAGCCCAGGCGTTCCTCGGCGAATGGTTCGGCTACGTCGTGTCCGGCCGCACCGATCTGCAAAAGATCGCCAGCCTGTTCGGAGCCAAGCGGTCCGGAAAGGGCACCATCGCCCGGATCCTGGAATCGCTTCTCGGCCCCGAATCGGTCGCCGCGGTCCGGCTCGCCAGCCTCACCGGAGACTTCGGCGAGCAGCCGCTCATCGGCAAATCCCTCGCCGTGCTCTCCGACATCAACTGGTCCACCCGGGACGTCGGCGAGGCCGTTGAGATCATGAAGGCGATCAGCGGCGAGGACTCCCGCGACGTCAACCGAAAGAACCGGGAGACGTGGCACGGCCGGCTCGGCGTCCGCTTCATGGCCCTCGGCAACGACATGCCGAAGTTCACCGATGCATCTGGGGCCCTGGCCGGTCGCATGATCCACGTCCGGTTCCGGGTGTCCTTCTACGGTAAGGAGAACCCGAACCTCACCAAGGAACTGCTCGGCGAACTGCCCGGCATTCTCAACTGGGCGCTCGACGGCCTCGACCGGCTCACCGAACGTGGCCGGTTCAAGCCGCCCGCCAGCAGCGAGGAATCCGAGCGGGAGATCCTCCGGCTCACCTCGCCGGTGTACGGCTTCATCGACGACCGGGCCGCCCTCGACCCGGAAGCGCCGCCGGTCCTGCTCGACGACCTCTTCGCCGTCTACAAGGAGTGGTGCGCCGACGAGGAAGGCCGCGACCGGGTCAGCACCAAGGCCGTCTTCGCCCGCGATCTCCGCTCTGCGGGCAACGGCTCGATCCAGGTCGACCGAAAGATGGTCGACGGCGTGCGCACCCAACGCGTCTACGGGCTGGCCCCCCTTGAGCCGGACGGCTTCAAGGTGAAGAACCGGTGGCTCGGCGGTGATGCGCTGTGAACATCCGCCGCCCGTCCGTTATGACCGATTGCCAGGGTCGCTGCCAGGGTCATTGCCAGGGTCTTACCAGGGTCGAAACCGCCTCTGAGCTGGGGCTACCAGGGTTTGCCAGGGTGTTTGTCAACGTCTTCCGCGTAAAGGAAGACAGAAATAAAAGGCACTTAGGGCACCCTAAGAAGAATTATCTCTCTACCCAGAAGAGCACCACGACAGGGAACCGACCCTGGCACCCTGGCACCAGCCGGCCAAATTTCGGCACTGACCAGCAGAAACACCCGCTGCCAGGGTCGAAGCAGCACCCTGGCAGCGCCGCCGCGACCCTGGCAATCCCCGCCAGCACCGGGCGGCAGTGATGACGGGCCCGCTGATCACCACCCCCGTCAAGCCGGGCATCCACGCCCGCTGCGGCGCCACCGTGCTCACCGGCCACGCCGAAGGCCTGCGCGCCCGCGTCGACCTGGTGCCCCTCAACCGGGCCGGTGAGATCCACGTCCTCTGCGCCGGCCTGAACACCTACACCCTCACCCGCGACGGCCTCGTGCACCGCGACGCCGGCCGCATCGCTGGCACCGCCCTCACCGGCCCGGTGCTCGCCGAACACGCCTGCCACCGCCAGGTCCCCGCCGACCAGCGCGCCACCACCACCCCGACCATCACGCCCCGAACCGAAGGGATCCCCTACTGATGAGCGCCAGCAAGCGCAAGGGCACCGCCTGGGAATCCGCCATCGTCGGCTACCTGCTCGCCAACGGCGTCCCGCACGCCGAACGCCGCACCCTCTGCGGCGCCAAGGACCGAGGCGACATCGCGGGGATTCCCGGAGTCGTCATCGAAGCCAAGTCGGCCAGCCGCATCGACCTCGCCGGCTGGCTCGACGAGACCGAGACCGAACGCCGCAACGACCGGGCGTCCGTCGGTGCCGCCTGGGTGAAGCGCCGCGGCAAGACCTCCCCCGGGGAGGGCTACGTGGTGATGACCGGCGAACGCTTCCTGCGGCTCCTCGCCGACGCCGGCTACATCCCGCAGCCGCCCCTCAACGACATCACGCCCGCCGACCCGACCGCCTGACCCGGAAGGACCGCCATGACCCAGCAGCCCGACACCCGCGACCCCATCGAGCAGGCCATCGCCCGCTGCGACACCGCGCTCGCCCAGTCCAAGGCCCACCTCGACGCCTTCCACGCCGACCTCGCCGCCATCGAGGCCCGCAGCGGCGACCGCGCCGTCCTCTACCCGACCACCGACCGCATCCCGCTCCGCCCCGCCGACCTCCGCACCGCCGTCACGAACGGCATCTGGGCCCCGGAGCCGACCCGCCCGGAGCCGACCGAGGCCGACCGCATCGAGATGGAGCGCGACGACCTCCGCATCCAGCTCCACCGCGAGCGGGCCGAGACCGCCGCCATGGTCCGCGACCGCGACGCCGCCCTCGACGAGCGGGACCAGGCCCGCCGGGAGCACGGCGAGGCCCTCGCCCACCTCACCGACGCGTGGGCCGCCTTCAACCGCGCCGGCCTCCAGTCGCCCACCGCCAGCGTCGCCGACCTCATCGGGCAACTCGCCGCCGAGCGCACCCGTACCGTCGAAAGGCTCGTCGCCGCGATGGACGAGCGCGACCAGACCCGCGCCGACGTCCACCGCGACATCGCCCGCGACATCAGCTACCTCGCCGCCGACCCCGCGCTCCTCCGCGACTGGCTCACCACCTGCCAGCCGGCGCCCGTCAGCTACGGGGAGCTGCTCCACCACCTCGGCGAGAAGATCGGCCGAGGCGACACGACGACGCCGGAGCCGGCCGACGACGGCCAGGACGACGAGCTGGACGCCGCCGACGTCGCCGAGCTGCTGGAGCGGGGCGAGACGGTCAGGGTCGACACCGACGGCCGCATCTGGCGGCCCGGCCCCGGCGGCACCTGGACCCGGGCCGACCTCCACGCCGACTCGGAGACCGAGCTGGAGGCGGAGTGCGGACCCACCCGGATGGTCCTGCTCATCGACATCGAGACCGACGACGAGCAGGACGACGAGGGCGACGACAAGCTGCCTGTCTGGGCGGCCCAGCTGCTCGCCGCCCTCGACGCCTGGGCCCAGCACTGGCACCGCCGCCGCCTGGACTGCGTCACGCCCGCCCAGCAGCACGACACCGCCCTCCTCGCCGCCTACGACGCCTGCCTCGCCGGCGACGGCACCCCCGGTTCCGCCCCGGCCGGCGCGCAGGACGCCGCCGACGCCGCGTGGGACGCCCTGGACGAGGCGATGCGGCCGGTGCTCGTCCAGGTCGCCGACCGGGCCGGCCGGGACGCCACCCTGGCGCAGATCGCCGCCGACACCACCCAGCACCAGGCCGCCGTCCTCACCGACACCGACACCGACCACATGAGCCCCGCCTACCCGACCACCCTCAGCCCGCTGCACATGGCCCGCGGCACCGGCCCCGGTGAGGCCGAGCGCGACTGCCCGTGCCCGAAGGCGGCGTGCGGCGCCGTCGACAGCACCCGCACCGACCCCGGCTGCACCCAGCACCCCGCCGCGCTGGCCCGCACGATGCGATCCATGCACCGGGCCGACCGGTGCCCGGCCAACAACCCGGCCAACGCCGCGCGGGAGGGCTGAGCGGTGGACGCCCGAGCAGCCAAGCGGGAGGCCTGCTGGCGGGCCGCCAGCGTCATCCGCACCAGCCTGGAGCAGGGCTGGCCCGACGACGACCTGTACCCCGACGCCGACGAGCGGACCCGAGTGGCCGCCGCGCTCAACGACGTGGTCGCCGAGCTTGATCGCCGGGGTCACCGGTGACCCTCCGCCGCCTGGTCATCCCCGCCGCCGCCGCACTGGTGGCGGGGGTGACCGCCACCCCCCGGAGGGCACGGTGATCGACCTCCTCACCTCCGACCAGGTCGCCACCATCGCCGGCATCGGCCGCGGCTACGTCTCGCGGTGGACCGCCCGCCGCGGCATCAGCCACATCCGGATCGCCGGCGACCCCCGCCTCTACTACCCGGCCACCCCCGTCCACACCGCCGCCGCGTACCCGGCCGCCCTGCGCCTCGCCCGCTTCATCCGCAACCCGCTCAACCGCGTCGCCTGAGGAGCCCCGTGACCCCATGCGCTACTTCGGGACACCATCCAGCCCCGCCATCCGAGCCGCCATGACCGCCGGACGGATCGCCTGCATGACCACCCCCGCCCAAGGCAACCGCATCCCACCCGGAGCCACCTGGGCCGCAGACAACGGCAAGTTCGGCAAGGGCTGGCCCGGACACGCCCGCTGGTACGAGTGGCTCGCCAACACCGTCGACCGCTACGGACCCGACCGGTGCGCCTGGGCAGTCGCCCCCGATGTCCCTTTCGACGCCGAAGGGACCCTCGCCGAATCCCTGCCCTGGCTGCCCCGGATCCGCGCACTCGGCATCCCTGCCGCGTTCGCCGCACAGGACGGCTGCGAAGACGGCCTCATCCCGTGGGACGACTTCGACGTGCTGTTCCTCGCCGGCACCACCGAATGGAAGGTCGGCGACGTCGCCCGCCGACTCACCCGGGAGGCCCGCGAGCGCGGCAAGACCATCCACATGGGCCGGGTCAACTCCGCCGCCCGACTCCGACTCGCCGCCGACTTCGGATGCGAGTCCGCCGACGGGACGTACCTGGCGTTCGGGCCCGACCTCAACCTCGGCCGGCTGACTGGCTGGCTCGACGACCTGGACGACCGCCCCACCCTGCTCCAGCACCTCTGGACCGCTCAACCGCAAGGAGCACCGTGACCCCGCACCACCTCCACGCCCTGGCCGCCGCGTACTCCCTCGCGGCGGCCCTGGGCGCGCTCGAGTCCGCCGCCAAGGCCTCGCTCGCCGACGCCGTCAACGGCAACCGCAGCGGCGAGATCTCCATCCCCTCCCAGCAGTTCGGCCGCCGCCACGGGCTCGGCGGCCACGGCGACCCCACCGCCGACCTCGCCATCGGCGCATGGGCCCCCAGCCGCCCCGACCCCCACGCGGAGGCGCTCGGCGGCATCCTGCGCGCCCTGGACCCCCTCGCCGGCCTGCTGCCCGGAGCGCCCGGCATGGACCCGCTCACCCGCATCCGCCACGCCATCCCCAGCATGAGCCCCCACGCCGCCGAGCGCACCGCTGAGGCGCTCGCCGTGCTCGACCGGTCCGCCCGCCGCACCCTCGGCCCGTGGGCGCCGCCCAGCCGGGCCCCCCTACGCGGCCCGATCCCGCCCACCTGCCCCGCCTGCCGCTGCCGCGCCACCCTCCACATCCAGACCGCCGGCCCCGAAGCCGACTGGACGGTGGTCTGCGACGGCAGCCAGCCGCCCGGCCAGCCCCACCAGCCGTGCCTGTGCACCGGGCCCGGCTGCCCGTGCGGGATGGAGGGCGCGGTGGCCGGCGTGGTGCACATCTGGCCCCGCTACGTCGTCCTCGGCGCGGTCGGAGGTGCCCGGTGATCGACGCCCGCCACCTCAAGTTGATCAACGTCAGGTGGATCATCCCGCCGCGCCTGCGCGCCCGACGCAAGCCGACGCCCTGCGTCTGCCCCGGCCCCTACGCGCACCCGTTCTGCTGGGTGGTCACGTGCCGATGCGACCACGGGATCGGTGCCCGATGACCACCTCGGTGCGGTCGCGGGGGCCGCACACGCCACCAGCCCGAGCAAATGACCCGATCGAAGGAGACCCACGATGGGCTACCTCAACCCGCACGCCCTCACCGACCGACCGGCCGCCGTCGACCAGGACGTCGAGCGGACCGACACCACCCGCGCGGTGCTGTACGAGATCGCCCGGGAGCGCAGCCGCCAGGACGTGCAGTGGGGCGAGCAGAACCACCCCGACGGCACCGAGGAGAGCCGCTGGGACAAGGAGGCTGCCGTCCGGGCTCGGGCCCTGTGCCAGCACCTCGCCGCCCGAGGTGAGCTGACTTGGACAGCGATCCTGTCCGAGGAGATCGCCGAGGCGTACGCGGAGACCGACCCCGCCAAGCTCCGCGAGGAGCTGATCCAGGTGGCTGCTGTCGCCGTCGCGTGGGTCGAGGCGATTGACCGCCGCACTGCCTGACCCGCCCCGGCCCGGGGTGCGACCGTGCGCCCCGGGCCCTCGGGCAGCGAACCCGATAACTGTCATTAAGCAGTGAGATCAACAGGGATTCGCACCCCTGCCAGGAACCACCCGGACCGCCACCAGCACCGCCACCGGATAGATCCACTACACGCGAACAGGACCGGCCATGACCGACCTTGTGCCCGTCACCACCACCCACGACCGACTCGCCGACCTGGTCGCCGCGTTCCTGCGCGCCTGCGCCAGCCCCCACACCGCGCGCAGCTACGGCTACGGCGTCAGTTCCTGGCTCGACTGGTGCGCCCACCACCGCGTCGACCCGTTCAACGCCGTCCCCGCCCACGGCCAGCTCTGGGCCACCGAGCTGCGCGACCGCGGCTACAGCGACGGCACCCGCGCCAACCGGCTCTCCGCCGTCCGATCCTGGTACGAGTGGCTCGAAGAGCAGGACATCGCGTTCCGCCGCAACCCCGCGAAGTTCAAGGTCGGCCGGCCCGTCGCCAACCCCGTGCCGACGCCGGCCCTGGCCGCCGAGCAGGTGGTCGCCCTGCTCGACGCCGCCGACGCCGACACCCCACGCACCGCCGCCATCGTCTGGACCCTCGCCACCACCGGGCTGCGCATCGCCGAGCTCCTCGGCGCCTACATCGAGGACCTCGGCCAGGACCAGGGCCACACCGTGCTGCACGTCATGGGCAAGGGCCGCAAGCGGCGCGCCGTGCCGCTCATCCCCACCACCCACCAGCGCCTCACCACCTACCTGGCCACCCGGGGCGACGTCGACCGGCTGCCCGCGCTCACCGCCGGCGCCCGACCCCGCCGGCCGCTGCTCGTCACCGACACCGGCGGGCGCGTCGACCCCCGCAACCTGCGCCGCCAGCTCGTCCGCCTCGCCACCACCGCCGGGCTGCCCGAGCCGCTCATCGCCAAGATGGGCCCCCACGTCCTGCGCGCCAGCTTCGTCACCCTCAACCTGGCAGCCGGCCGAGACCTGCGCGTCGTGCAGTACGCCGTCGGTCACGCCAACCCGGCCACCACCGAGGGCTACGACCGCTCCCACCTGTCCCCGGACAACCACCCCGCCTACTCGCTGATGGGCGTCATCGCAGCCGCCCGCGCCCGCCAGGGCAGCGCGGATAGGCTCGGCGCATGATCCGGATCGACGGCCGGGAGTGGGGCACCGTCGAGCAGCTCGCCGAGCGCCTCGGCCCCGACATCACCCCCGCCATGGTCCGCCGCTGGCGCGACCGCAAAGGGTTGACCACCCGAGCCGGCTACAGCCCGCTCGACGAGGCTGCCGCGATCGAGCATGCCGTCCGCACCTCGCCACGCGGGCGGCCCCGGCGACTTGACCTTGCCGCCGCGTAGCCCCATCATTTGTTCACATCCCGCGTAGGCGGAGTGTGCCCACAGCCCGGACGGTCGACCACTCAGGTCCCGCCGGGCTGCTGCGTTCCCGGGGACAGGACGCAGGGCGCGGTGGCGGGCAGGCCTTGGCGGCGGGGCCTGCCCGCACCACCCGGCGGAGGTGACCATGCCCCGCGCGCTCAAGGTCTGCTCCACGCCCGGCTGCCCCAACCTCACACCACGCGGCCGATGCGGCACGCACACACGCGAGGCAGACCAGGCGCGAGGCAGCAGCAGCCAGCGCGGCTACGGCCCAGCCTGGGCCCGGCGCCGCGCCGACTACCTCCGGCGCCACACCCGATGCCGGCTCTGCCCCGCCCCGGCCGCCGTCGCCGACCACCACCCGGTCAGCCGCCGCGACCTCGTCGCCCAGGGCGTGGCCGACCCCGACGCGGACGGCAGGCTCCGGCCCCTGTGCGCCTCGTGCCACGGCCGGGAGACCGCCACACACCAGCCCGGAGGATGGCACGCCCGATGAGCAGGACACCCGAGCAGGTAGCCGCCGACGACACGCTCACCGCCGCCATCGAGCAGACTCTCGCCGCGTACTCCGACGGCCAGCCGTACGTGCTCACCGAGTACGTGGTGGTCACCGCGCAGCACAGCTTCGCCGACGACGGCGACAGCCTCACCGCCATCGGCTGCCTCAGCCGCGACAGCGACGTGCCCCTGCACCGGATGCTCGGCCTCGTCGAGTACGCGTCGACCCGGCTACGCAAGCGAGCCACCGACGACGAGCCCTGCTGAAAGTCACCCTGAGTAACGAGGGGTGGGGGGTGACCCCCAAGACCCGCAGGTCAGCGGACCGCCGGGGAGGGCTCTGTCCGGTCGGCCGGGTTCAAAACTTCGGACCGTTACGCGATGTGACGGTCGGCCGATGCCGCGCGATGCGGCTGAGGAGATGATCGACATGGCGAGTGGTGGAGCTCGGACCCGCTCGGGGCCGCCGCCAGACCCGAAGGCGTTGCGTCGGGATCGGAAGTCCGACGGCGAGTGGACGGTGCTGCCGTCGGCGGGCCGGGCGGGCGATCCTCCGGCCTGGCCGCTGTCGGAGCACGAGGATTCCGACTGGGGTGAGCGGGAAGCCGAGCTGTGGCGGAGGCTCTGGGCGAGTCCGCAGGCGTGCGAGTGGGAGCGGCAGGGCCAGGACCTGGAGGTCGCGCTGTACGTGCGGCGTCTGGTGGAGGCGGAGCAGCCGGGCGCCCGGGCGAACCTGGCCACGCTGGTTCGGCAGATGGCCGACGCGTTGGGGTTGACGATTCCGGGGCTGCGCACGAACCGGTGGCGGATCGCTGTCGACCAGGTGGCCGCGAAGCGGGCGGAGAAGTCCACCCCGCCGGAGTCGGCGCGGATGGCTGCGCGGGACAGGTTCCAGGTCGTCGATGGCGCGGCGGGTTGACCCGGACGCCTTCGTCGTCGACTTCCCGACCCTGTTCATCACGGTCGACTGGATCGAGCAGCACTGTCCCGTGCCGGATCAGTTCCGCGCCGGTCAGCGGATGGAGCTGTACGACTGGCAGGCGTGGTGCACGCTCAACCACTACCGGGTTCGGGAGGACGCCGAGTGGCAGCCGGAGAATCCGCTGCTGTCGACGGCGTTCGTGCACCGCTGGTCGCAGATCATCGCGCCGCAGAAGACGGGCAAGGGTCCCTGGTCCGCGTGCGGGGTGGCTCTTGAGGCGGCCGGGCCGGCGCTGTTCGCGGGCTGGGCGGGCAAGGGTGACGGCTGGGCGTGTTCGGACCACGGGTGCGGGTGCGGCTGGGAATACGACTACCGGCCTGGCGAGCCGATGGGCATGCGCTGGCCGACGCCGCTGATCCAGATCACCGCGTTCGCTGAGGACCAGACGGAGAACATCTACCGGCCGCTGCGGTCGATGATCCGGCAGGGGCCGCTGTCGGATCTGCTGAAGGTGGGCGAGAAGTTCACCCGGATCGTCGACGTCGAAGAGGGCCGCATCGACGTGGTGACCAGTTCGGCGCAGGCCCGCCTGGGCGCACCGGTGACGTATGTGCCGCAGGACGAGACGGGGATCTGGACCAAAGAGAACAAGATGGTGAGCGTCGCGGACACCCAGCGGCGGGGCTTGGCCGGTATGCAGGGCCGCGGCCAGGAGACGACGAACGGGTACGACCCGACGCAGAAGTCGGTCGCGCAGATGACCCACCAGTCGAAGGCCAAGGACGAGTTCCGGTTCCACCGCCCGCCGCCGGCGAACCTGAAATACGAGACCAGGGCGCACCGTCGGAAGATCCACGAGTACGTGTACCGCGGGTCTCGGCATGTGCGCATCGAAACGATCGACGCGGACGCTGAGCGGCTGATCGCGAAGGGCGAGCTGGCGCAGGCGGAGAGGTTCTTCGGCAACCGCAACGCGGCCGGCTCCGGGGTGTGGCTCGACGCGGCGAAGTGGAAGCGGCGGGCGAAGCGGCGCGAGGTGCCGGACGGCACGCCGATCGTGCTCGGATTCGACGGTTCGGACCTGGACGACTGGACGGCGCTTCGGGCGGAGACGCAGGACGGCTACCAGTTCACGCCGACGTATGGGCCGGACGGAGCGAAGCTGCCGACGATCTGGAACCCGGCGGACTGGGGCGGCCAGGTGCCGCGCCTAGAGGTCAAAGCTGCCCTGGCCGAGTTGATGACTCGGTTCGTGGTGGTGCGGGCCTACATGGACCCGCCGTACTGGACGACGGAGATCGACGAGGCTGCGGCCGAGTATGGGGAGCGTCGGGTGGTCCGCTGGGCGACGGCCCGGCCGGTGCAGATGCAGGCCGCCGCCGATCGGCTGCACACCGATGTGACGAAGGCGGAGAGCACCTTCACGCACGATGGGTGCGAGATCACTGCCGCCCACATCGGGGCTGCGGTGAAGGAGCCTCGTCCGGGTCGCCGGTACAAGCTGGCGAAGCCGGAGGACGGCCGGAAGATCGACGTGGCGGTGACGAGCATCCTCGCCCACGAGGCGGCCGGGGACGTGACCGCTGCCGGTTTGTGGCCGGAGCCGGAGGTCAGCTCGAAGATGGTCGTCTTCCGCAATCGGAGCAGGGCGGGAAGGAGGTAGGGCGTGGCGATGACCCCGGAGGAGACGGTCTCCTACCTCGACGCGAAGCTGCTGAAGGCGCAGCGGCACCTGCGGAAGATGGACGCCTACTACGAGGGTGCCCAGCCGCTGCGGTTCCTGGCCCTGGAGTTGAAGCAGGAGTTCGGGGAGCGACTGGCGGAGCTGGTCATCAACTGGCCGGAGATGGTGGCCGACGCCTACGAGGCCCGCCTGGACCTGACCGGGTTCCGCTTTCCCGGGTCGATCAGCAACGGGGTGGACGTCGACGAGGCCGATGCGGACGTGTGGGCCGTCTGGCAGGACAACGACATGGACCGGCAGGCCCCGCAGGCGCACCTGGAGTCCATCGCGCTGGGCCGCTCCTACGCGATCGTCGGCGCGCGCGGCACCCTCGAGGAAGGCCCGGCCGCCGACGGCGCGCTGGCCGACCCGTTCGACGAGGACACCGATTCGCCGCTGATCACGGTGGAGCACCCAACGCAGTGCATCACCGAGCAGGATCCGCGCACCCGGCAGCCGGTGTCGGCGCTGAAGCGGTGGAAGGACTCGGACAACGTGCAGCGGGCGACGCTGTACCTGCCGGACTCCACCAGGCACTTCTACCGGGCCCGCCGGTGGGTGGAGCAGGACCGCGACGAGCACCGCCTGGGCGTGGTGCCGGTGGTGCCGCTGGTCAACCGGGGCCGAATGCTTAAGCACGATGGGCGCAGTGAGTTCGCCTCGGTGATTCCGATCGCGGACGCGGCCAACAAGATGGCCACGGACATGATGGTGTCCGGGGAGTTCCACGCGATGCCGCGCCGGTGGGCGCTGGGCATGGGCGCGGAGGACTTCGAGGACGAGGACGGCAACGCGATCTCGCCGTTCGAGCAGATCGCGGGCCGGATGTGGGCGCACCCGAAGAAGCCGGGCGACGTGCAGGTTGGCCAGTTTCCCGAGTCGGATCTGGCGGTCTTCCACAACACCATCCGGGTCCTCGCCCAGATCGCCGCCCAACTCGCGGCGCTGCCGCCGCACTACATGTCGTTCACGACCGATAACCCGGCCAGCGCGGATGCTATCCGCTCCAGCGAGGCACAGATGGTGAAGCGGGTGGAGCGTAAGCAGACCGGCCTGGGTGCGGACTGGCGGCGGGTCATGGCGATCGCGCTGCGGGTCCGCGACGGCGCGGACTGGGATGCGCGGGTGCGGCGGATGAAGGTGGTGTGGCGGGATGCCTCCACGCCGACCGTCGCGCAGGCCGCCGACGCGGCGGTGAAGAAGCGCCAGCAGGGCATCACGACGTTGCGGCAGGCCCGCATCGACCTCGGGTATGCGCCGGAGGAGATCCGACGCATGGAGGAAGAGGACGAGGCTGAGGCCCGCCGCGACCCGGTGCGCGAGATCGCCCTCGGCTTGGGCGGCGGCGGCAGCTCGGGCGCTGGTGGCGGCGATGTCGACGCCAGTTGAGGTGGCCGCGGATCACGCCGCGCACCGGCGCCGCCTGGCGGTCATCGCCGCAGGCGAGGCGGGGCAGATGTGGTCCCAGGTCGACCCGGGCCGGATCGCCGAGTCGTGGCTTGCCCTACTGGCCCGGCTGATGGTGCTGGTGACCGGCGCGCAGCGGGTCGTCGCCGCGCGGGCGGACCGGTACTTAAACGAGGTGCTCGACGCGCAGCGGGTCCGCGCGTCGCCGGTGGGTGCGGTGGAGGCTGCCGCGCTGGCCGGGGTCGCCTCGGACGGCCGAGGCTTGGACGGACTGCTCTACCAGCCGGCTGTCGCCGCCCTGGCGGGCATCGGGCGGGGCGCGACGGTGGAGCGGGCGCTGGCTGGCGGGGCTGCGACCCTGGACATGCTCGTCCGGACGCAGATCGCGGACGCGGGTCGGGCGGCCGACGTGGTGGCGATGGCGGCCCGGCCGGGGGTGTCCGGGTATCGGCGGATGCTGGTGGGCGGGTCCTGCTCGCGGTGTGTGGTGCTGGCGGGGAGGTGGTACGGCTACAACGCGGGGTTCGATAGACACCCGCGTTGTAGACCCGGGGCGACTGCGTGCACGTGCCGGCGCGGGAGGATACCGCCGAGGCGGTGCAGACCAACCCGAAGGCGTACTTCGACAGCCTGTCCCGCACCGAGCAGGACAAGGCGTTCACTGCGGCGGGTGCGGAGTCGATTCGGCTCGGTGCGGACATCAGCCAAGTCGTGAACGCCCGGCGGGGCGCGCTCGGCTTGACCCCGGCCGGGGCCCGGATCACCGCCGACGAGGCGCGGGCGCTACGCGGCGGCCGTGACGTGGGCCGGCTCCAGGCCCGGGACGTGTACGGCCGGCAGGTCTTCACCACGACCGAGGGCACGACGGTTCGCGGCCAGGCCGGGGTCCGGCTCGGCGCCCGAGAGAACGGCGCAAGGCGGTCCGGCGGCCGGTATCGGTCGGCCAGGACGCCCCGGCTGATGCCGGAGAGCATCCTCGCCGCCGCTGGTGGCAACCGCGACGAGGCGATCCGCTTGTTGCGGAGGTTCGGATACATCACCTGACCTGGCGCGATGCCGGTTACCAAACGTGGAAGGTCGCGATGACCCTCACCAAGCCGGGGCTGCGCGCGGCAGGCGACCTGCCGACGCACCCCACGCTGACCCACCCGAAGACCGGCCTGCCGCTGCGGGCCGTGGGGTTGCGCCGCAACGGCCAGGCGATCTGGCCCGTCATGGGCGCGAGCCCTGACGACCCGAGCAACGACCCGGCGCCGCCGGCGGACCCGGTTGCGGAGCCCCCGCCGGCAAGCCCACCGCCGACCGGGGGCGATCCGCAGGACAAGCCGCTCGGCCCGGCCGGCGAGAAGGCGCTGCGTGAGGAACGCGAGGCCCACAGGGCACTGAAGAAGCAGCTTGCCGAGCTGGCTCCGCTGCGCAAGCTCGCAGAGGCCCTCGGCGGCGGTGACGTTGACAAGGGCAAGAGTGAGGTGGAGCAGCTCACGGAGCGGCTTGCCTCGCAGGAGCGGGCCATCGCCGAGGAGCGGGCCGCCCGGTGGCGGGCCGAGGTGCAGGCGGAGAAAGGCCTCACCGCAGCACAGGCGGCCCGCCTGGTCGGTGGGAGCCGGGACGAACTGGCGAAGGACGCCGACGACCTGCTGGCCGCGTTCGGCGGCGCACGGCAGGACGGCGACCAGACCGGTCAGGGCGGCGTGCGCCGGCCGGGCATGCGCCCGGACCCGGCCCAGGGCGCGAGGCCCGGTCAGAAGACGTCGTCGCTGGACGCCGGCCGGTCCCTGTACGGCGAGCGGCACAACAAGACGAAGACCACGACAACTTAGGAGCGCGAGGGCATGAACCTCAACCCCGTGACCGAGACCTTCCAGAACGAGGACCAGCGGTGGCTGGGGTCGGCCCACGGCACCAGCTCCGGCGAGTCGATCACGCTCGACACGAGCGCGTTCACCGCCGGCACCCACTACCCCAACGGCTACTTCCCGTCCGGCCTGCCGCTCGGGAAGATCACCACGTCCGGGCTGTACGGCCCGTACGACAACGCCGCCTCCGACGGTCGGGAAACCCTCGTCGGGTTCCTGCTGTGCACGGTCGACGCGCCGTCGGTCAACACCCAGGACCCGCAGGGCTCCCTGTTCTGGCACGGCCGCGTCGTCGAGGCCCGCCTGCCCATCTCCGTCGACACGGCCGGCAAGGCCGACGTCGCCGGCCGCATCCGATTCGCCTGAGAGGAGGTAGCCGATCATGCTGCTCAACGCCGACTACATCGAGCCCGTCGAGCTAACCGGATACGTCCGGGAGGCCGCGGCGAACCTGCCCGACAACCAGTTCACTCTGGCGCGGTGGCTGCCGAACCGGCCCATCGACGACCTGGAGTACCGGTACACCAAGGGCGGGGAGGGCCTGATCGAGGCCGCCACGTTCCGGGCGTACGACGCCGAGTCGCCGATCGGGTCCCGGCCGGGCCTGACCCGGGTGTCCGGTGAGCTGCCGCCGATCTCGCGGAAGATCCGACTGGGCGAGTACGACCGGCTGCGCCAGCGGTCGGCGAACGCCGACGCGATCCGGGATGCACTGCTCACCGACGCGGAACGCATGACCCGCTCGGTGGCCGCCCGCCTGGAGCTGGCCCGCGGTGACGCCCTGGTCAACGGGTCCGTCACGATCAACGAGAACGGGGTCGTCGCGACCGTTTCGTTCGGCCGGTCCGGCTCGCACTCGGTGACCGCCGGGACGCCCTGGTCGACGATCGCTTCGGCGACTCCGCTGGCGGATCTGCTGTCCTGGCAGCAGACCTACATCACCACCAACGGTGAGGCCCCGGGCGCGATGGTCATGTCCAGCACGGTGCTGGGCTACATGCTGCGCAACGCGGAGATCCGGACGCTGGTCGGGTCGACGCTGGGTGCCCCGTCGCGGGTGTCGCAGGCGGCGCTGCGCGGGATCCTCGACGACCACGGCTTGCCGCCGTGGTACATCGTCGACGAGCAGATCAACGTCAACGGTTCGGCGACCCGGCCCATCCCGGTGGACAAGTTCCTGTACCTGCCGGCCCCGGTGGACCCGAACGACGCGGACGGCACCCAGCTCGGGGCGACGCTGCTGGGCACGACCGCCGAGTCCCTGGATCCGCGCTACGGCTTGGAGGAGGGCGACCGGCCGGGCATCGTGGCCGGCGCGTACTCCACCGAGGACCCGATCGCCCTGTGGACGAAGGCGGCCGGGATCGGCCTACCGGTGGAGGCGAACCCGGACCTGTCGTTCGTGGCGGACGTGGCATGAGCCGGGCGGAGCTGGCCACGTACGTGCACGTGGCGGACGAGCATGGCGTCGGGCACGTCTTCGGCCCGGGTGACCTGGTGCCGGCCTGGGCGGTCGGGAAGATCGTCAACCCGAAGGCGTGGAAGGGCGGCACGGTGCCCTCCGACGTCGAGTCGCCGGCCGACGAGCGGGCGCGGCTGCTGGCCCGCCTCGCCGAGCTGGACGAGGCCGGCGACCCCGACGGCGACGGCTCCGACGGCGAGGACAACCCGCCGCCGAAGAGCGGCCCGGGATCGGGCGCACCGCGCTGGCGGGAGTACGCGGCCCGCCACGAGGTGGAAGTCCCGGCGGACGCGTCTCGCGAGGCCGTGATCGCCGCGCTCGACGAGGCGAAAGTCCCGACCGAGTGAGACTCCGGCCGGGTCGGGAAGCCACGGACCCGGCCCGGCCGGACCACCAACGAAAGGGGTGAGCGGTGGCTGATCTGTTCGAGCTGAGCCAGCTCGCCTCGTACATGCAGCAGGACCTGGACCAGGCGTCGGCGGAGCTGGCCCGGACGGTGGCAACGTCGCTGATCCGGTCAGCGGCCGGCGCGGCCCGCTACGACGCGCTGGTCGACCTGTCACCGCTGCTGCCGGTGGCGCTGGACGTGGCCCGGCGGATCCTGCTCAACCCGGCCGGGGTGCGCTCGGAGCAGATCGACGACTACTCGGTGACGTACGCGGCTGAGGTGCTGGCCGGTGCGGCGCTGACGGACGACGAACGCGCTCGGGTGCTCGCCGCGGTCGGGGTGCGGACGTCGACGGCGTTCTCGATCCGCCCGGGCGCCCCGGCGCGACGGCGGTGCTGGCGGTACGGGGAGGAAGCGGAGAGATGAGCGGCTACTTCACGCCCTTTGCTGAGGGGGTCATGGACGGGTCGATCGACCTGGACACGGCAAGCATCAAGGTCGCGCTGGTCAGGGGCTATACGTTCTCGGCGGCGCACCGGTACGTCAGCGACGTGACCGGGGCGGGCGGCACGATCAACGGCACGTCGGCGGCCCTGGCGAACAAGGTGGTCACCGGCGGGGTGTTCGACGCCGACGACACCACGATCTCGGCCACGGCCAGCGCGGTAAACCACGGCCTGCTGCTCTTCCAGGCGTCCGCGGCAGCCGGCGGCGCAGACGTGGCGGCGACCGCGCAGCGGCTGATCGCCTGGTTCGACACCGGGACGGGCCTGCCGATCCAACCGGGCACGGGCACGGTCACGGTGACGTGGCCGGCGGCGTCGCCGAAGATCCTCAAGGTCGGCTGACCATGACGCTCCCCGTGATCCGATCCGTCACCACGACGCTGGCCACCCTCCGGCCCGGCCAGTCCGCGCAGGTGACCATCGAGGCGGTTGACCCGGACAGCCGCACGGTGGCGGTGACGGTGTCGGTGCGGTCACCGACGCTGCTGGGCTGGTGCCCGCCGGACAGCACCACGGCGCAGATCCGGGCGATGACCGGCCGGTACGCCCGGCCGCAGGTGATGCGGCTGTACACGGGTGCCGGCGGCGGCATCGCGCCGTGGTCGTCGGGGATCCTCACGCAGGTGCCGGCCGGCTGTCCGGTGCACTACAGCTTCAAGGACTGGACGTCGGCTTCGCCGGCGGCGGTCCGGGAGTGGCTGTCGGCGCGGCCGGCCGGCCGTCGGGATGTGGTCGACCTGGTGACGTTGGATCACGAGCCGGAGCAGCAGACGGCGGGCGATCCGAGCCCGGCGGAGTTCCGGCAGCAGTGGCAGGAACTGGTCGGCGCGCTCGCGGGCCATCCGCGTCGGGCCGAGGTGTGGTTGGTGCCGGTGTTCACCGAGTACGCCGCCCGCCGGCAGGCGTCCTGGTGGGACGACTTCGGCCAGGTCGCGGCCATGCCCGGGGTGGACGCGGTGGGGTTCGACATCTACGACACCGGCTACGAGCGGTACCGCACCCCGGCCGAGCGCAACGACTTCGCGCTCGCCGCCGCCCGGCGGGTCGGTAAGCCGCTGGTCGTCGCCGAGTGGGGCATCAAGCGGAAGCCGACCCTGAAGGGCGGGAAGCCGTACGACCCGGACGGCGCGCTGTGCGCGCAGGCGATGCGGGACAACGTGGCCCACCTGCGGGCGCAGCCGGATGTGCCGTTCGTGGAGTGGTTCCACCGGGGCGACTGCAACCTCGACGCCCGCGGCCCGGAACGGCAGGCGTTCGTCGATCTGATGGGCTGAGGCCGGGAGGTCCGTCGTGGCTGTCTCGTACGTCGCGGTCTCGTCCGGGTCGTCAGGGGCGGCGACCAGTACCTCGTTCGCCACGACCCTGCCTTCCGGGTGGGTGCCCGGTGACGTGGCGGTCCTGGTGGGGCACGTCTCGGGTAGCTCCCTGACGATGGCCACGCCCGCCGGGTGGACGGCGCTGCCGGGCACGTGGCCGGTGACGGAGGACGCGGCGTCCCGGCTGTACGCCTGGTCGCGGGTACTCCAGGCCGGCGATGCGGCGCCGACGCTGACCAACTCCGGCAGCATGACGGGCGCGTGGGTGTGCACCGCGTGGCGGGGCGCGTCCGGTGTCGTTCAGGCGGCTGCGGCGACCGCGTCGGGCACGGCGGTGACCCTGCCGACCCTGACCGGGGTCGGTGCCGGGTCGGCGCTGCTGGTGGGCGCGCATTGCCGCGTGGCGTCGGGCACGATCCCGACTGGCCTGTCGCCGGCGGTCGCCTACCTCGAGGTGGTGGACCTGGCCACCAGCCGGGCGACGTCGGCCGCGAACGTGCGGGCCGGTGCCGCGTACCGGGTGGTTGGCTCTGCCGGCTCGTACGGCGGGGAGCAGGTCACCTCGGACGTGACCGGCTCGATGGCCGCCGTGCTGGTCGAGCTGGCCGCGGCGTCGTCGGATGCGGTGACAGCCCCGGACGGCATCGCCGTCCCGGTGGCGGTCGGCGACCCGTCGGCAGCCTGGTCGGCGGTCAGCGCCCCGGACGGCCTCGCCGTGAGCGTGGCGCTGGGCGGCCCGAACGCGTCGTGGACGGCCGACACCGCCCCGGCGGGCGTCTCGGTGCCCGTAGCGGTGGGCGGCCCGTCAGCGGCATGGGCGGGCGAGACTGCCCCGGGTGGGCTGTCGGCGCCGGTCGCGGTCGGTTCCCCTGGGGCCGGCTGGTCGGCGGGCGTCGGGCCGGCCGGTCTGGCCGTGCCCGTCGCGCTGGGCGAGCCAGCGGCGACCTGGGCCGGGGAGTCCGCTCCGGACGGGATCAGCGTGCCGGTGGCGCTGGGTGCGCCGAGCACATCGGTGCCTGGTCGGCAGGTGCATCGGCCGTACATCGGCATGGTGGCCCAGCCCGGGCCGGGTGTGGTGGTGCGGCCGAGTAGCGGCGTGGTGGTCCGACCGTAGGGGGTCTCGATGCTCGAGGTGGTGCTGGCCCGCGGGCGGGCGGCGGCCGAGGCGCTGATGGTGGACGAGTGCGTCATCGAGGCGGTGACGGGGTCGACGACGGACCTGGAGACGGGCGAGGTCGTGGACACCGTCGAGCAGGTGTACGCCGGCCGGTGCCGGGTGCAGCAGGCGGCACCGTCGGCGTCGGACCAGCGGGCCGGCGAGGCGGACGTGCTGATGCTGACCAGGGTGCTCCAGCTGCCCGTGCTCGCCTCCGCGGGCGTGCGGGCCGGCCACCGGGTCAGGCTCACGGCCTGCCAGCACGACCCCGACCTGGTCGGTCGCCGGTTCGTGGTGCGGGCCGAGTTCGCCAAGAGCCACGCGACGTCGCGGCGGGTCGGGATCGAGGAGGCGACGAGCTGATGCGTATCGACACCGAGTCTTCGCAGCTCAACGACCTGGTTGCGGAGCTGCGAGAGGTGCCCGAGGGCGCCCACGACAACATCCTCAAGGCGGTGCGGTTCACCGCTTTCGGGATCAAGAAGGCCGCGCAGCAGTCCGCTGGCGGCATTGCCCACGCGCCCGACTATCCGCGCGCCATCACCTACGACACCACGGACCGCGGTGTGGGCGATGGGGTCAGCGCGGAGATCGGCCCGGACAAGGACCGCAGGCAGGGCGCGCTGGGCAACATCTTGGAGTACGGCACGCCCAACAACGCGCCGCTCGCGCATCTGGGGCCGGCGCTGGACCGCTGGTCGCCCGACTTCGTGGCCGGGCTGGAGCGGGCCGCGGCGGACGCCCTGGAGGCGTTGTGAGCAGCGACCTCGCCCGAATCCGTGCTTTGATCGCGCGGCTCCGTTCCAAGCGGGTCGTCATCGCGGTGAGGTCAAGGTGAGCGACGACCCGCACGCCGTGGCGTTCCTGTCCCTGCTGCGCGACGTGTCCGGGCTGCGGGTGTTCCCCGACGCCGACGGCAACACCCCGACGGCGGCGACGGCCCTGCCGTACGTGGTGGCGTGGGTGTCCGTCCGCTACGACCTGGGGCCGACCATCGACGGCCGGTCCAGCCGCGGCGTGGCCACGGCGACGGTGCACAGCGTCGGCGCGAACGACACGGCCGCGCGGGTGGTCGCAAGCCGGGTGCGGGCCGCGCTGCTGGACGTGGGGCCGACCATGACCGGCCGGAAGCCGTACCCGATCCGGCACGACGACGGGCTCCCTGCCCGCCCTGACGAGTCCACCGGCCGTCGCGTCGTCGACCAGGTGGACGTGTACCGACTGGAATCCCTGCCGGGCTGACCGGCGCCACACCTGAGGAGGAGTCGTGCCGGACCTGGTGCGTATCCGCGACAAGAGCACGGACACCGAGTACAGCGTTGGCGCCCGCCGGGCCGCCCAGCTCGTCGAGCGTGGCGGCGTCGAGCTGGTGACCGACGGCGACGCGGCGGACCGGCTGGGCCGTGCGCTGCCGGCCACGACCACCGCCCCCGCGGCCAGTGAGCCGGACCCGAGGGGCGAGACGGAGCCGGCTCCGTCGACCAGTGCCACCACCAAGAGCAAGAGCGCGAGCAAGGAGGAGACCCGATGACGTCCCCGCTGCCCACCTCGGTGCCGTCCGACGGCACCCTCCGCATCGACTTCGTGCCGACCATCACGACCCGTACCGCCCCGAAGGCGGCCACGGAACTGCTCGCCGCCGGGTCGCAGGAGCTGGCCGGGTACGTCACCGGCGACGGCTTCAACCCGTCCGGTGAGCAGGCCACCGTCACCGACGAGCGGATCGCCACCACGCAGACGTTCGAGCAGCCCGGCCGGAAGACCAAGAGCCTCAGCGTCACCTACGTGCACAACCCGGACGACCCGACGAACAACGAGGCGTACCTGACCCTCGAAGAGGGCACGACCGGGTACATCGTCACCCGGTACGGGGTGCCGCGCGGGCAGACGTACGCGGCCGGCGACATCGTGGACGTGTGGCCAATCAAGGCCGGCGAGCCGCTGAAGCAGTGGAACGGCGCGAACAGCGTGCACACCGTCACCCAGCGGCTGTTCGTCGTCGGCGACGTGGTCATCGACGCGGTGGCGGCGGCGTGAGCGACGTCGACGCGATCCTCACCGGGGCGCGGCTGCCGGAGGACCGGGTGCCGGTGTGCACCCGAGCCGACCTGGTCGCCGAGTGGAAGCGCCTCGGCCAGGACCTCACCGCCGCGGCGGTGAAGAACGCCGCCGACCCGCGTATCGGCGGCAGCGGCACCGGCGAGGTGGCCGCCCGCATGGAGGCGCTGAGGTCGGAGATCGAGGCCAGCACCGTCGAGTTCCGGATCCGTGCCCTGCGCCGCAAGGTGTGGAACGACCTCGCCGACGCGCACCCGCCCCGCAAGACCGGCGGCAAGGTACACCCCGAAGATGAGTCGCTGGGCGCCAACCGGTCGACGTTCCTGCCCGCCCTGGTGCGGGCATCCACGGTCGCCCCGACGCTGGCCGACGAGACGTGGGAGGCGTTGCTCGACCCCGACGGTGAGCTGCTGTCGGAGCAGCAGTGGCGGCGGCTGTGGCGGGCCTGCTGGAACCTCAACGTCGCGGAGATCGACATCCCTTTCTCCGTCGCCGGATTGCTGACGAGCCCGGGTTCCGGCAGCGGATCCGGCTCGCCCGAACCCTCGGAGTAGCGCCCCGCCGGCTGGAGGGATGGGAGCCGACCACCGTCTACGAGCACGACGAGGGCGGCCGGCTGGTGCGGTCGACGCCGGAGTCGGAGTGGAACGACCAGCAGGTGGCCCTGCTCGTCGCTCTCGACGAGTACGAGGCGGCCCTGTGTCGCCGCTGCGGGCACCTGCTCGAGGAGACGACCCGGCCGGAGCACGACTACAACAACCCGCTGGCCACAGCCGTCTACCTGCCCGCCCCGGGCACGCCGGTGCAGTGCCACTGCTGCGCCGCCCTGGAGCGCTCCGAGCAGCAGACCAACGCGCAGAACCCGCAGCACCCAGGGGCGATCCTGCACGCCGTCCAGCTCGTGCCGAGGAGGTGACCGGTGACCCGCACCGTCAAGGTCGGACTCGACGTCGCCGAACAGCCGTTCGTTCGCGGGATGGGCCGGGCGGCGGACGCAGCCGACAAGCTGGACGACGCCCTCGACGACGTCGCCGAGTCGGCGAAGGACACCACCACCAGCACCGATCGGGCCAAGGAGTCGACCGAGGATCTCGGTGACGCGGCGAAGGACACCGGGAAGGATTTGGACCGGCTCCGGGCCGACGCGGCACGCCTGGACCGGCAGATCGACGAGACGACGGACACGATCCGCGAACTGGCCAGGGCTATCGCTGCCGCGTCGGATGAGGCGGAGCGGGCGGACCTGGCCGAGAAGCTGGCCGCCGCCCGGGTGAAGCAGCGGTCGCAGGTCGACCTACGCAAGCTCATCGACGTCAAGGACGACGATGGCGCGGCCTCGGACATGGGTGCCGAGCTGGCCAGCCAGGTGTCCCTGTCGTTCGCGGCCCGGCTGGGCCCGCTGCTGGCTCGGGCGCCGATGGCCGGAATGAACCCGGCGGTGCTGGCGATCGGTGCCCCTATCGTGGCCGGGCTGGCGACGCTGGTCGGTACCGCCGTGGGTGGCGCGATCATCGGCGGTGTCGGTATCGGCGGCGTGGTCGGCGGCATCAAGCTGGCGGCAAAGGACCCGGCGGTCAAGGCTGCCGGCATGGAGCTGGGGCAGGACCTGTCAGAGGTGCTGGGTCGGGCGTCGTCAGCGTTCATCCCGGAAACCCTCAGCGCGATCGACGCCATCGGCGACCGAGTGGAGCGGTTGGAGCCCCAGTTCAATCGGGCGTTCAGCTCCGCGTCGAAGCTGGTGGAGCCGCTGCTGGATGGGCTGCTCGACGCAGGAGAGAACGCTCTGCCCGGGGTGATCGACGCGCTCGACGCGGCCGGCCCGGTCATCGACTCGATCGCTGGCGGGGCCCGGGACCTCGGGCAGGCCATCGGTGACGGCCTGTCCGACCTGGCCCCGATGGCCGACGAGGGTGCCCGCGCACTGGACGTGCTGTTCGGCGTCATGAAAGCCGGCGTTTGGGCCGCGTTTTCCCTGGTCGATGGCATGGCCAAGTTGTACAAGGTGGCGGAGCTGGTCGGCGCGTTGATGACGGGTGACGTAGCCCGATTTTGGGCGCTCGCCACCGCCCAGGATGGGGCGGCCTCTTCGTCGACCGACCTGTCCGGTGTGATCGGCGAACTGGGCACCCGGCTGCGCGCGACCGGCGAGGACGCGCAGAGCGGGGTGGACGCGGCCCGCGAGCTGAAGACCGCCTTCGACGAGCTGTTCGGCGGGGCGATGGGCTACGACCGCGCGGTCATCGCCTACAAGGACGGCGTCAAGGAACTCAACGCCGAGCTGCGCGACGGCAAGCGAACCCTCGACGAGAACACGGCTGCGGGTCGGGAGAACCGTACTGCGGTGCTCGACCAAATCGACAAGATCAAGGCGTTGCGGGACGCGCGGCTGGAGCAGGGTGAGGCGACCGACGTCGTCAACGGCAAGTACCAGTCGGAGATCGGCGCGATCCGCGAGAAGTTGAAGGCTCTCGGCTACGAGCAGTCCGAGATCGACAAGCTGATCGGCAAGTACGAGGCGATCCCCGGGCAGGTCACGACGAAGGTCACCGCGGACACGATCGCGGCCGAGAAGAACCTCGCGGACGTGCGGGACCTGCTGGCGAAGATCAAGTCGAAGAAGGTCGTGATCACCACCCAGCACAACCAGACCATCACCCGGTCGGAGGGCCGGAACGTGCCGATCGGGGACCTGGGTGGCCGGCGGTGGGGTGGAATCACGGAGCACGCCCAGTGGGGCGTGCTGCGGGAGGCGCAGATCGCCGCCCCAGTGTCTCCGGCCCGGTACGCGTGGGCGGAGCCGGCGACCGGAGGCGAGGCGTTCATCCCCCGGTACGGCGACCCTGATCGGTCCCTGGACATCCTGTCCCGGGCAGCCAGGTGGTACGGGCAGCAGGTGGTGCCGGCCACCGCAGGAGGAGGCAGCGGGGGCGGGACGGTCATCGAGAACCTCAACCTCCGCGCGTACAGCGACCGGTTCTCGTTGCAGCAGGTGCGGCAGGACCTGGCCATGTACGGGGTGCGGTGATGGCGCTGTCCGAGGGTCAGGTGCAGGTGCGGGATCTGGTGATGGGGCCGGGCACTCCGTACAGCGTGCAGGCCGGCTTCAATCCGTGGGCGCAGGCGGCCCGGGTGGACCAGTCCGACCGTCGGTCGTGGGATCACGGGTCGTGGTCGGGGGCGGAGTGGCGCGACGAAGTGGTGGTGCCGGTCCCGGTGCTGGTGCAGGCCGGCGACCGGTCGGTGGCGGGTTGGATGACGGCGCAGCAGGCCTTGGCCGCCGCGTTCGCGCCGAGCCACACCGACATCGAGCTGCGGTGGTGTCTGGGTGGCGTCGAGTATGTGATGTTCGGCCGGCCCCGGGTGGTCGAGCCGGACCCGTCGCTGATCGGGCTGGGCATGGCGTACACCCGGTGCGCGTTCGCCGCTCTCGATCCCCGGATCTACGGGGCGGAGCAGGTGGCGTCGACGCTGCTGCCGTCGTCGTCCGGTGGTCTGGTGTGGCCCGTGGCGTGGCCGGAGACGTGGCCGGCGGTGGTGACGTCCGGACGCATCCAGGCGTCCAACGAGGGCCGGGCCCCGACCCGGCCACGGCTGGTGATCTACGGGCCGGTGGAGGGGCCCCGGGTGACTCTGGTCGACACGGGTCAGACCCTGGCGTGGGACCTGACACTGACGGCCGGGCAGTGGTTGGACGTGGAGACCGACCGGCGGACCAGCCTGATCAACGGGCAGGTCAGCCGCAGCGGCCAGATGACGTCGCGGGAGTGGTTCGAGCTGCCTCCCGGCACAACCGAGATCGCGTTCAACGCGAGCGTGCACAACCCAGACGCCGCCTTGTCGGTGGCCTGGCGGTCAGCGTGGTGAGGGGACGAACATGGCTGTGACGGCGTATCCGATGAACGCCTCAGGCGGCGTGCCGGCGTTCACCGCCCGGCAGGGGCGGCAGGCGTTCGCGGCGCTGATGATGGCCGGCGCTGGCGCGCTGCGCACCCGCAGCGGGTTCCGGCCGGGCGGTGCTCCGGCCGTGTCCGTAGACGCGACGACGTGGTCGGTGGGCCCATGGTCCGGCGTGATCAACGCCAACGCCACCGGGGTGCAGGCCCCGTACCTGGCGGCGTCGGACGGCACCGACACCGGCAGCATGACGGCGGCCGACGGCACGTACGCCCGCCGGGACATCCTCTACGTCCAGGTCGACGACACCGACGAGGACGCCTCCGGGCAGCGCCGTGGTCGCGTGCTGTACCTGGCCGGCACTGCGGCGGCGTCCCCGTCAGCTCCGGCGACGCCGGCCCGGTCGTTGCTGATCGGCGTGGTCGACGTGCCGAAGGTCGGCTCCGGCGTTCCGTCGTTCACGCCATCGCGGCTCTGGACGGTCGCCGCCGGCGGGATCGTGCCGGTGGGCAGCGCCGCCGAGCGGAACGGGCTGACCACGTACGACGGCCTGGTCGTCGAGCGCGGTGACCTCGGCGGTGATCTGGAGGTGTACGCCGCCGGTTGGCGGCCGGTGCAGAGCGACGCCGTCCTCAGCGAGCTGTGGTACGGGCAGGGACAGACGTACACGGTCCGCTCCAACACCGCGAACGGCCGCGCGGACATCGACGCGGCGCTGGCGCTGACGTTCACCGCCCCCGACACGGGGCGGGTGTGGATTGAACTGGAGGGCATGGCCGCGTCGACCGGCGTCGCCGCCGGCACCGGGACCTTCGGCACGTACTGGTGCCTGAAGGACAACAACGGCGGCGGCCTGGTCCCGAACTCGTCGGTGGCGATGCTGCCCACCGGCGACACGCAGGCCACCCGGCTGCGCTACTCCGCTCGGATCACCGGCCTCACCGCCGGGCAGTCGTACACCTACGTCTGGCAGCACTTCCGCGGTGCAGGCGCGAGCGGCACCGCCTGGTTCTACATCGGCGGCGGTTCGATCTACTCGCTGATGCGGGCGAGGCGGGCGACGTGACGCAGCCGGCCACCAACCTGGCGGACCGGTTGACGCTGATGCTGCCCCCGACACCGCCCGCACCGCAGCCGGTTCAGGTCACCTGGCTGGGCTGCGACCTGCGCACCGGCGACGTCGTGGAGGAGTTGCCCGCAGTCACCCCGGCGGGGCCGCTGGCCCGCCGGCTGGGCACGTACAGCAGCACCGGGTTCCGCCTCGACCTGGCCGGCGCACCGCCGTCGTGGGAGGCGGCCACCGACCCCGGCCGCACCATGCTGGTGTGCGTCGCCGACGGGCTGCCCGTGTGGGTCGGCATCGTGCTGACCCGAGCCGGCGGATCGGCCGGAAGTGTGACGCTCGGCTGCGTCACCCCGGAGGCATACTTCGACCGCCGGTACGCCCAGACTCACACCTGGACGCAGCAGGACGAGGCGTCAGTGATCGCGTCGGGGCTGATCGGCGACACCCAGATCGACGGCCTGGGCCTCACCATCGACGCGCCACCCACCGGCACGACCCGGGACCGCACCTACCTCGACGACGACGACGCGACCGTGTTGTCTCGGCTGTCGGAGCTGATGGACGTCGACGGCGGCCCGGAGTGGACCGTCGACCTGCGCTGGCGCGACGCCACCGAAACGTCGGTGGAGCTGGTTGCCCGCGTCCGCAAGAAGATCGGCGTGCAGTCGACGCCACCGGGAGTGGTGTTCACCTTCCCGGGCGACGTCAAGGAGTACAACCTCTTCGAGTCCTACGAGCAGGGCAAGGGCGCGACCGTCACCCGGGCCCGCGGGCAGGGTGAGGGCGACACCCGGTACACCTCGGCGGACCAGGTGGCGTCAGACCTGATCGCCGCCGGCTGGCCCCGCTATGAGCACCGGTGGACCCCGTCCACCTCCATCACCAGCACCGACACCCTGAACGCGCACGCGGCCGGCGCCCTGGCGCTGATGCGGGCGGGCGTCCGGGTGTGGTCGGTGAGCGCGGTCGCCTCTCGGGCGCCACGGCTCGGCCGGGACTGGGTCCTCGGCGACGTCGTCGGCCTGCACGTCATCACGTCGCCCCGCCACCCGGCTGGTGTCACCGTCACCGCCCGGGCGTGGGGCTGGGAATGGGACACCGCCGGCGACGTGATCCGGCCGATCATGGCGGAGGACGGCTGATGGTGTCGCGGGCAGACCAGATCGAGACGGACCCGCTGAGGGCCCTGTACGCGCGGCTCAACGCCCTGGAGGCGGAGGTGCGGGAGTTGCGTGCCGGCCGGCGGCTGGAGGCCGCGACGGTCGGAGCCGGAGGCCTGGCGGTCACCGGCGGCGGCACGGTCCAGGTGACCGCCGGCGGCCAGGTGATCGTCTACGACGAGCAGGGCAACGGGATGATCCGCCTGGGCCAGGTGCCCTTCGGGGACGGCAGTACCAAGCCCGGTCTGGTGGCCTTCCGCTCGACCGCCGAGGGCGGCACGGTGGCCATGACCCTGTTCGACGGCGTCTGGGCGGTGTGGGACCGGCAGTCCAACATGGTCATGAGCACCGACGAGGTGTCCGGGCAGGGCATCGCCCGGCCGTGGCTGCCAGTCACCTGGGCGGGCATCGACTACACGCAGTGGCCCGGCACCACCAACGCGGCCTTCGCCGCCATCGTGGAAACCCTGCTGCCCCGCCAGCAGCCCCGGATCTACCTGCGGATCCGCCACACCACGGACGCGTCCGGCACAACGGGCGAGCTGCGGGTGATGTGCAACGGGGTCCAGCTCGGCACCACCATCGCTGTGGCGTTCGCGCAGGGGATCACCGACATCGGGCCGGTCGCCCTACCGCCCGCCGCGTTCGGGGCGATCATGGGTCTGTCCGTGGACGGACGCCGCACCGCCGGCGCGGGCGTGGTCCGCGCGACGGTGACGGCGTCCTGGACTCAACAGTCCTAGTTCGGCGCGGACGTAGCCGGGCAGCGCGGGTTGATGCCCACCTCTTGCGGCAGGCACTCCATGCCAGCCGGGGGCGGCGGCGGGGGCAGCGCGGGCGGCGTCTCCACACCCTCCGGCGCGGAATTGCCGGGCGGCGCCGGCGGCTCGGTGGCCGGATCCGCCGGGTCGGTATCGGTCACGGTCTTCCCCGTCCCCTTCTCTTTGCCCGTAGAACGGGTCTTGCCGCCGGCCGCCGCTTCGCTAGGCGAGGGAATCGGCGCGGCGGTGGCGCTGGTGGGCGTGGCGGTCGCCGTTGGCGTGCTGCTGGCCTCGTCGGACACGGTACGCACGTCCTGCCGCGCGGGCTCTTGGCCGCCGACGAGGGACACCGCGGTCACCCCGCCGATCACCCCAGCGGCCGCGAGCGCGGCGAAGCCAACCGCGAAGGTCCTGGTCTTCGTCATCACGAGATCCAGTGTGAGCCTTCGATGCCACCAACAGCGTCGGCCGACTGACTGAATGTGAGGAGATGATCTGGATGACAACCGCGCCGAAGGTACTGCTGGCGGTGCGCACGCTGCTGCTCGACCACCTCGGGCCCCATGGCCTGGAACCAGCCGCCGTCGGCATCGTCGGCGACCCGGCCCACCGCGGCGGGTATCACTGCGGTGAGGACCGGGTGATCAGGCGGTCCGGGCGGATCGACGACTACTCGGTCGTCGAGTCGACCCGCGACCGGGCGGGATTGACCCTCGACGCCTCCGCCCTGGACGTCGGCCAGTTCAGCGTCCGAGCGGCCGGCCGCACCCACGACCTGCGGACGTTCTCCACCTGGTGCGTAGCGCAGTGCGATGACGGGGCACCGGACACGCTCGACATCCGGGAGATCATCTACAGCCCGGACGGGCGGACAGTCCGGCGGTGGGACCGTCTCGGCCGGCGCAGCAGCGGCGACTCCAGTCACCTGTGGCATACCCACTTCAGCTTCTTCCGCGACGCGATCCGGGCCGGCCGCGCCCAGACGCCGCTGTTCCGCCGCTACCTGACCACCATCGGCCTACTGGAGGACCCCGACGTGAGTGCAGCCGACGTCTTCACGCACCCCATCCCGAACGACGTGACGGGCAAGAAGGTCGCCTTCGAGACGTACGTCCGCTCCTTCAACAACTCGCTCTCGCGGCTGGAGGCGACCACCCGGGAGGCGCTGCGGACCAGCCAGGCCGCGCTCGCCGCCGCGCAGGGCGTCGACCTCGGGGGCATCGAGACCCTGATTCGGGAGACGTCGGCCGCCGACGCCGTCCGGGACCAGGCGCTGGCCGAGCTGATCCGGCAGGGGCAGTCCGGGGAACTGGCCGTGGACGAGCTGCTGCGCCGGCTCGGTGAGGTGCTCACCACCGGCACCGCCCCGGCGCAGGGCTGAGCTCCGGTGGCGACCATCATCGTCACCGGCCGCCACCGCCCTCACGAGGTGATGTTCCTCGTCCTGTCCGCCGCCGCAGGCACCCTGTTCGCGTCCGGGGCGAAACCACCGACCAGCCTGGAGCGGCTGGTCGCCCCCTGGGTGCTGTGGACCTGGTACCTGCTGCTGCTCGGCTCCGGGGTGATCGGCCTGGTGTCCATCGCCCTGCCAGACGCCTACCGGGCGCTGGTGCTGGAACTGGCGGCCATGCACGGGCAGACGGCGGCACCGGTGCTGTACGGGCTGGCGCTGCTGGCCGGCGGATCGGGTGCGGCCGGGTTCGCCGTCGCGTTCTGTTTCGCGTGGGCGGGCGCGTCGGCGTGGCGTGGCTGGCAGGTGTGGCAGGGCATGCGGGTGCTCAGGCAGGCAGGAGACACAGGGTGACGAACATCTGGGCGCTGCTCGCGGCGGCCGTCGGCGGCGGAGGGCTCGCCGGGGTGGTCGGCACCCTGATCACGGGCGTGATGGGCCGGCCGAAGACCCGGGCGGACGCGGTCGCCCTGCTCACCGACAGCGCGCTCAAGCAGGTCAACGAGCTGCAAGAACGAACGGCGGAGGCGGAGCGGGAAGCCCTCGCCGCCCGTCAGCAGATGCGGGAGCTGACCGGGGAGATCGACGCCGCGGTGGCGACGCTGAGGACGTGGCGGTCGGCGATCCTGTCGACGCCCGGTGTGCCTGAGTCGCTGCTGGTGATGGTCCGCAACCCAGGCGGCGCCATCAACGGCCGCCACCTGTAGCTCAGCGCCCCCGGTGCTCGTGCCGGTCCTGCGTGACCTGCCCGCACTCGGGCCGCCGGCACCGCCACTGCCTCCCCATCACCCCGCACCCGGGCTCCGGGCACCCGCCCCACCCCGGGTTGGTCTCCGGCCGCCCTGCCGCGTCCACGTGACCGGCCGGGCACACCTCGGGGATCTCCGCCCACCCGGCGGGGACCTTCCTGTATCGCACCACCTCACGACCGTACCCAGGAGGCACCCATGACCAAGATCCCCTCGATCGACGCCCCGTCGGAGCCGCTGCTGAGCGTCGGCACCATCACGGCGGCGGTGACCGCCGTCATCGCGCTGCTGACCGCGTACGGCCTGCCGGTGTCCGACGGCCAGCAGAGCGCGATCCTCGGCGTGGTGGCCGTGCTCGCCCCGCTGGTGGTCGCGGCGATCGCCCGGGGCCGGGTGTGGTCCCCGGCGACCGTGGCGCGGGTGGCGGGGCCGCGCCGGTAGACCCGGCCGACCGCGAGCGCCCTCACCGCCTGGTGGGGGCGCTTCGTCGTCACCGGTTCTTGCACCATTCCGCGTACGCCGTCGCCAGTGCCGCGTCTACCGTGCCCGGCGCCCACGTCTGCCCGCAGCCGATGAACGCCTTGGTCAGCGCATCCTCCCGGGACAGCTTCGGGGCGCCCTTCGGCGCGATCTTCAGGTATGCCTCGTACGGGTCGTCCTGTGGACCGGTTGGTGCCGCCGAGGTGGCCGGTGGCGTGGTGGTCGAGGGTGCCTCGCTGCCGCCGCAGCCGGCCAGGGTGACGACGGCGAGGGCTAGGGCGAGGGCTGCGAGGTGGCGGGTACGGCGCATGCCGGGCACCGTACCGTGTCCGGTATGGACACCGACCGCAACAACCCGGCGCCGCTGCCACCGGGGGACATCCACTTCGACGGGCAGGTGATCAGCGCGGGCGGGGTGCCGCTCGCTCCGGGCCGGTACGCGGTGGGCGACACCGGTGCCGAGCTGGTGGTCGCCGAGCCCGGCCCTGACGACGGCGAGTAGCCCGTACGACAGCGCCCCGCTCTCCCTGGTGGGAGGGCGGGGCGCTGTGCTGTGTCCGGGCCCGGACTGCCGGTGGCCTGCCGACCGGTGCCGCCCCACCGCCCTCGGGTGTGGCCGGCGGCTGGAGGGTGGCCGCGCCGACCTCGTCAGGATGCCCGGCGCGGGCCGAGCGCGACCCGGGCCTGTGGACGACGCGGCTGGCTGTGGATAACCGCCTGATCATCCACCGTTTGTGGTATCGGCGTCCGCTCATCGAGAACTAGACACCGCCGAGAAGATCCTGTCGCCCTTCGGGCCGCTGTGGCACCCTGAGGTCATGACGACAGAGCTGCGAGTGACTCTGCCCGGTCCCGAAGGGTCGGCAGACGCACGGCGCTCCCTTGGCGTCCTCGAACGCTTTCTCGCCCTGCTAGGACAGCTTGAAGACGCCGTCCTGCAGAAGGATTCACCCAACGACCGCACGGCCTGGGGAATCACGGACGTCCGTCTCGGAAGCCTCGTCACCACGCTGGCCCCCAACCGCCTTGCCAGTGGGGCCAGCGCGATCACCATGAAGGAAGTCGCGGGCACCGCAGTCACCGGCCTGGCCGAGGCCGAGCAACACGAAGGGCTACCCGCTGGGTGGACACTGAAGGTCGCCAACGCAGCCGTGGAACTCGCGAAGCCGCTTGGGCTGCTGGCCGCTGACGGCCTGATGGTGGAACTCCTCCAGGAGGGTTCCCCCGCCCGGGTCATCCATGTGACCCGCCAAGTCGCCGAGAACCTCTCCACGGCGCTGAGGGTTCGCCGCCAGTCGATCGGATCGGTAATCGGCACGCTCGATGCCATAACCCTCCACGGGCAGCGGCGGGCCGGGCTCTGGCACGAGCGAACGAACCGACGCATCGAGGTGACGTTCACAGCGACCCAGATGGACCAGGTTCGAGCAGCGCTAGGCCAGCGCGTAGAGGTCTCCGGCCGACTGATCCGGGCCATCGACGACGAACTGCTCAGCGTCAAGCTGCGAGACCTAGAGATCCTGCCCAGCTCGCCTGCGACAGACCTCATCGGCCTGGACCCCGGCTTCACCAACGGCGCGGACCCAGTGGACTACGTGAGGGAGATCCGTGGCGCGTCCTGACAACCCCACGTCCGTCTACCTGGACTCCGACACCCTGATCTACGCCATCACGAAGAAGCCCGGGTATGAACCGGTCGCCGCGGTACTGCGGCTGGCGGAGGCTAGGAAACTTCAGGTCGTCATCTCGGACCTGTCGTACATCGAGGTCCGAGGCTGGGGCCTGGTCGACCCCTACCCGCCGGAACTCGATGAGCGGTGCTTGGCAGCACTGGACAGCCCGTCGTTGACCCGCGTCGAACTCTCCCGCGGGCTTGCCATCCGAGCTCGCCGGTATGCCTACGGTCGCAGCCTCGGCAACTACGACGCCCTGCACCTCGCGTCAGCCGTCGAGGCTGGGGCAGGAGTCCTCATGACCTGGGACAAGCGTCTTCTCAGGGCTCAGTACGTCGACGGCGTGTGGATTGAAGAGCCCTATCAACTGGGTGACCCAGCACTCTTCGACGCCTAGAACGAATCGCGCGACGACTCGGCCCCGGCCTCCTGGTGGAGGTCGGGGCCGCAGTGCGTCCGGGGCTCAGCGGCCGAGCCGGTCGGCCAGGTCGATGTCGAGGCGCTGCCACCACCGCAGCCGGCGGGCTGCGGCGTCCCGGCGCAGGGCGGCGGTCAGGTGTGCGCCGGTGTCGTCGGGCCACCGCCGGAGGGCGTCGGTCATCTCGGCCAGGCGGAGGCGGTAGACGAATCGGTGTTGGCGCAGGCTCTTGCTCATGGTCGGTCCTCTCGGTGCACTCAGGGGGGCGGGGTGGGGGCCGGCCGGGTGGTCAGGCCGCCAGGGCGAGGTGGGCCAGGATCGGCGCGGCCTGGGCGTCGGTGAGGTCGGCCAGGTCGGCGGCGCGGGCGTCGATGGCGGCCTGGCGGCGGTCGTAGCGGACGCAGGGGGCGCACAGCTCGGCGGTTCCGCCGTCGGCGACGGTTACCAGCTTCGCGTTCGGCTTGCCGCAGCCCTCGCAGTCGATGTTCGCCATGTCCGTCTCCCCTTGTCGATCCCGCTTTCTGTACCACAATAATAGGCAGGGGTGAGGCGTCCTCGCAACCTTCTGGCCCAACTTTCTGTGGTACGTTTTTAGGCATGGAAGAGCAGCCGAAACCTCGCCGAGGACGCCCCGCCACCGGCGTCACCCCTAAGCGCAACGTCCGCATCGGAGCGGCCTGGGACACCGCCGAGCAGCTCGCCGGCCAGCTCGGCCTTACCGTCACCGCCTACGTAGAGCAGGCCATCCGCGAGCACAATGCCCGGGTCGAGAAGAAGCTCCGCCAGGTCCCGGCTGAGTAGGAAGCGCTCCCACGCCCCCCAGACACACGAACGCCCCCGCTTGGCCTCTTGGCCGGCGGGGGCGTTTTCGTGTGTCTGGGGTCAGGCGGGAGGCTCGGGACGCTCCGGCAGCTCGGCGTCGGGCTCCCGCAGGTACCAAGCAATGAAGCGGCGGAGCACCTCAGACCGGTTCGTGCCGGCGAGCTTCGTGCGCTCAGCGAACTGTCGCCATAGGTCGCTGGCCACGCGGAAGCTCTGGAGTGATGTCCCCTTGCTCACGGTCGGAAGGGTGTCATAACGGCGCGGGGGATTGGGGCTTGCGGGTGTCATAACACCCACTGTACGGTGGGTGTCATAACACCCACAAGCCCCGGAGACGGGGCAGCCCCCGACCAGCGATTCGAGCGCCGGTCGAGGGCCTAGGACGACTGACTGGAGTCGACCATGACCCGCATCTTCCACCACGACGCCCCGGGCGCGCAGCCCGGCTACGAGTACACCGACCCGTCCGTCCTGGACGGCATCGCCACCAGCGCGTCCTGGGCGGACCCGGAGATGGACCCGGGCCGCATCGACTGGGCGAAGCGCCAGGCCGCCGCCGCGATCCCGTTCCGCGTGGTCGACGGCCGTCCGGTCGCCCCCGCGCCGACGACCGGCATCCGGTACGGCCGCAACCAGCTCGGCCACTGGGGTGAGCAGCAGTGCGCCGACGCGATCGTCACCGCCACCGCTGGCGGTCACCGCTGGATCGTCATGGTCGAGCGGTCGGACGGCCACGGGTGGGCGATCCCCGGTGGCTACGTCGAGCCGGGCGAGACGCCGGCCGCCGCCGCGATTCGGGAGCTGGGTGAGGAGACCGGTCTGCTGCTGTACCCCGACGACGGGGTGATGTGGCAGCCGATGCCGGCCCGCTACGTGCCGGACCCGCGCGCCTCGGACGAGGCGTGGATGGTCACCACCCCGGCCCGCGTCGACCTGGGCGTCATCGACGGCGGCGTGCTCTGCCTGCCGGTGCTGACCGCCGCTGACGACGCGCTTCGGGCCTGCTGGATCAGCGCCGACTCGTACGAGGCCCTCACCGGGCACCTGAGCGACATCTACGGCCGGCAGGTCTTCGCCGCCCACCGCGCGCTGCTCGCCGACGTCCTCGGCTGACGTACCTCCCCCCTCGCTTCCCCGCTCACCCCTCACCTGAGGAGGTGCCCGTCATGGGTGCCCGCATCGACCGCTGGGTCCGGCTGACCGTCGCCGCGTGCGCGCTCGCCGCCGGCCTAGCCGCCTACACCAACCACGTGACGCAGCCCTGCGCCCCGAACCTCGGCGCGGCCGGCATGTGCGTCCCGATCACGAGGTCCTGACATGGCCACCGACCCGACCAGCGGCAACCTGCCGCCCTACGACTGGACGACCAAACGCCCGACGCAGGACACCGACGCCGCCGCGGCGACGGTGCTCCGTGACGCCAGCAAGCCCCGGGAGGTCCGCCGATGAACGACCACCTGCTCCTGATCCTCAGTGGGGGCCTCGGCACCCCGACCGCCGTGTTCCTGGTCGCCCGAGCCCTAGTCCACGGCCACGGCGACCCGGCCGCCGCCGAGGCGTACTACGCCGCCCGCCGCGCCGAGCAGGCCGCCGCCGAGCGTGCGGCCCAGCTCGCCATCCTCCGCACCCGGCAGCGCACCGCGCTGCGCATGGCCCCGAAGGAGCTGACCCGATGACCGCCCCCACCGTGAACGGTGTGAAGTACCCGCAGCCCGTCAACGAGCTGCTGCCCCTGGCCCGGACCCTGGCTGCCGAGCTGGGCGAGGTGCCGTCGCGAAACCGGCTGATGCGCGAGTTCCGGATCGGTGCGCCGAAGGCCGATGAGCTGCGCGACCTGCTGGCCCGGGAACAGGTACGTGACGCGCTCGGCCTGGACCAGGACGTGCTCGCGGCGGCCACGGTCGACCAGGTGGCCGACGCCTTCGGCATCGACGGCGAGCAGGCCGAGCGGGTGCACGCCGTGGTCACCGGTGCTGGTGACCCGTGGGACTACGCCGAGCCGGTCGGCCCGGACCCCGCCGCTGAGCGGCACGAGCGGATGCGGGAGCACCTCCACGGGGAGCTGGAGAAGTCCAGGCAGGCCGGCCGGCTGGCGGGGTTCGGTATCCACCCGGACCCGGTCGACGTGCCCCTCGGACCCGCCGCCGAGCCGGCGCAGACCCGGGTGTCCGAGCCGACCGAACCCGCCCCGGTCGCGCCCCCGGAGCCCGCCGCCGCGCCGGTCTCGCTGGCCGTCGACGTCGCCCCGGCTGAGGTGCTGACCCCGGCGGACACCCGGGTACGGGCCGCAGTCGACCCCGCCCCGGAACCCGTCACGGCCCTCCCGGCCGCCGATGCGTCGCCCGAGGTCACGCCGGTCGGTCACCCGGGTACGGCCACCCCGCCCGCGCCCCGTCGGCGGGCCGTCGCCTGGCCGGTGATCCTGCTCGCCGCGCCCGCGTTCGTCGCCGTCTGGTCCGGCTGGGTCGGACTCGGCAAGCTCACCGGGTTCGGCATGGTCGACCTGCTGCCCGGCATCGTCAAGCCCGGGTCCTGGGCGACCATCGACAGCGCGATCACCCTCCCGATCGGCGTCGAGACGTACGGCGCGTTCGCGCTCTACGTGTGGCTGTCCGGGCGGGTGCCGCCCCGGGCACTCCGGTTCGCCCGCTGGTCGGCCATCGGGTCGCTTGTCGTCGGCGCGCTCGGACAGGTCGCCTACCACCTGCTCGTCGCCGCCGGCGTCACCTCGGCCCCATGGCAGATCACCACCGCCGTGGCGTGTCTGCCCGTAGCCGTGCTCGGCATGGGCGCCGCCCTGGCCCACCTGGTCCGTGAGGACGCCCGATGAGCAAGCCGCCCGAGGTCCCGAACACCATCACCGACCGGCAGTACGCCGACCTGTCCCGCCGGGCGGTGGCAGCCAACCCGCAGATGTTCACCGTCGCCGCGATCCGGCAGCGCAAGGCGTCCGCCGAGCAGCAGCGGAAGGCAGGGCAGAGCTGATGGGCCTGTTCGGAAACCGTAAGCCGCCGGCCGCGTCCGCCGCCGTGCACGTGCTCAACGAGCGCAGACCAGGCCTGACCGCCCTGTGCGGGGTGGACCTGACCGGTGAGCCGGAGCTGGCCGCCGGCACCACGGTGACCTGCCCGGCCTGCGCCAAGCGCAACCGCTGACCGCCCCCGTGGCCGCCGGCTCATCACCCGGCGACACGCGGGAGCGGCCAGACCACCTGGCAGCCACGACAGAGCGGAGAAGCACATGCCCAGCAAGGACGAGAAGCGCGCCGCCATCCAGCAGCACCAGGCCGCCCGGCGGCACCTGGAGCAGGTCAGCAGCAAGACCAAGGACGTGAACGACGAGTACCTGGCCGCCAACCGGGCCGTCATCGCCGCCGAGAAGAACGTCCCCTGGTACCGCCGCTGA